TTACAGCGTCGCCGGATTCGCCGATACCGATTTGATACCAATTCCGAGCTTTGCTATCTCGCTCCAGTCTGAACCTGAGTTGATCCAGCGAGCGTATGTGGAAAGGAGGATCTGGATGGTGTTTCCCAGCTGTTGGGCGATGAAGGCGATGTTCATGCCGGACATTAAGCACATTGTCGCATAGGTGTGACGGCAGTTATAAGGCCGCCGGTACCGGATGCCGAGGGCGGCCAGGGTAGGGCGCCACTGGTGATGGATGTCTGACGTCTGCTTCACATGCTCGGCGTTCTTCGAGGGCGGGAAGACGAACGGGGTCTCCTTGATCTTGCCGGAGCCCTTCCGGCGGCGCTCGGCGTACTGCTGGGCGAAGCGCAGGGCGTGAATCGATCGCTCGTTGAGCAGGATGGTCCGCGACTTGTGGGTCTTGGTCCGCTCCTCGACCTCGCCCAGGGCGACCACCCGGAAGATCCGGACGTGCCCACTCTCGAGATCCACCGCATCCCACTGCAGCGCCAGGGCCTCAGCGATCCGGACGCCGCTGTAGAACATGAACTCATAGAGCGCGGCATAGATGCTGGTGGGCCAGTGATCGCGGGCATACATCGCCTCGATGATCCGGTCGGCCTCGGCCTGGCTGAACGGGTCCACCTCCTTCTTCGTCCGGCGCGGCAGCTCCAGGGCCTCGGCCGGGTTCTTCTCGATCAGCCCATCGCTGACCGCCGATTTCAGCAGCGTCGACAGCCGGGTCATCGCGTTGCGCTTCACCGCTGGCGAGGTCCAGTCGGTCTCGGCGACGATCCGCCGCAGTAGGGCCGGGGTGATGAGGTCGATCCGGGTCCGGGCCAGGTGCGGCTGCCAGTACATGTTGAGCGCGCTCAGGTAGTTGTTCCTGGTGCCCTTCGCCATCCCGCGGCTGTCCAGCCAGAGCTGCGCGTACTCGCCGAAGGTGTTGCTGCTGGCGGCCAAGGCCGAGCCCGGGAAGAACTCGGCATACTTGGCGTCGTCCATCAGGCCCAGCTTGATCAGGTCGACTACCTGAGAACGCAGTCGGGATGCAGCCGCGATGCCCTTTTTCGTGATGGGATAGGGGAGCGTCTCGCTGTGTCGCCTGCTGTTCCAGGTGAAGCGGATGCGGAGCGACTTCCGGAAAATTTCGACTCCGGTGGGCATATCCATTGCGCTTCCAGCCATTCGTCATACCTCCGTTTGCTGTAGATGGTCTCGCGGCCCTGCTTGATCCAGATGCCGGAGGGGATTTTGTTGCGGGCGCGCCGCGTTCGGAGCGCTCGGACGGTGATGCCCAGGTACTGGGCGAATTGGGCCTCGTTGAGCTTGTCGCGGTCGTCGACCAGTTGCTCTGCTGCAGACATGGGGACTCCTCGCCGGCCGGCGGCCAGCGGTGCGGGATGATAGGAGAGGGTGGCGCGGAAGGGGTCAGGCGGACTTGCGAGGCCGGGAGCCGGGTACCCAGTCGTCCAGGCCGCGATCGATGCTCTTGCAGATGCGCCCCCTGACTGGCTTGCGGAGCTTGTCGCCGCGCCATCCGCGGTGGTACCGGGTGATGAGGACATTTCGCGGAATGCCGGTCTCGCGGGATATCTGGGCCAGCAGCTCCAGTTCCTCCGCGCTCAGTCGTGGTCGTGCTGGCGCGTACAGGTCTTTGCCGGCCAGCTTCCGATACCGCATAGCGCCTAAGGACAAACCAGTGGCCTTGCAGGCATCGGCAATCTCCGTGCTGACCTTGCGCAGCGGCTTTATCAAGTCTTCACCCTCCAGGCACTGGGCGTAGTAGCGGTCATGGATGGCGCGATAGGGGATGTCGTAGCGTTCGGCGATCTCGCGCAGGGTTAGAAGCTCGCCGCGAATTTCGAGCCGGCGGCGGGGCGGGGCTCCTCCAGGCATAGGTCACCTCAACGTTGCTTAGGCGGTGTTGGTGGATTGCAGCGCAGGCACGCGCAGGTGCCGACGCGCTGGCCGGTGGTGCGGCAGTAGATCGGGGCGTTCATGAAATCGAGCCTTGGGTCAGGGAATCCATTGCGGACTGGATGAAGGCGATGGCTGCTTCCCCGTTGATCGCGTTACCGTAGGCGCGCAGGCGTCCCACTCGGGCGGTAGCCCCATCAGCCAGCGGGAATGTGCCGGGTTCAACTGGCCGGAACTTGCCATCCCGGCATCCGAGCCAGTCAGCATCTCGCCAGAAGCCGTTAACCGGACAGGAATCGCTGGTGCCAATGTGAATGCCTGCTCGCTCAGCGGCTTCCCCCTGGCATGTTCCAGTCGGCCCGCCAGCCACTCTGGAGTTGCCGAAGCACTTTTCCAGTCTCGAGCTGCTGGCGTCGCCCAGCCGGCCAGCGCCGCGATCTGATTCAGCGGGCGACCGGTGTCCCAAGGCCTGGCGTCCTTGGCGCCGCGGTTTGCGTCCATCGCTGTGGGCGTGGGCCATCCAGTAGAGCCGGTCGCGGATGTTCGGAGCACCGACGCCCGCAGCCGGGAACGGGACGGCCCCGAAGGCGTAAGCCATGGCTTCCAAGTCAGCTTGTACAAGGTCGATCCAAGGGTCTGCGTCTTTGCTCGCAACCTGCTCTCCAAAGACGACTGGAGGCTGGTGCTCGCGGATGAGCCAATGGAAGTCCGGCCAGAGGTGCCGCTCGTCATCAAACCCAGCTCCCGCGCCTGCCTGGGAGAAAGGTTGGCAAGGACAGGAACCGGTCCAAACAGGTCGATCATCTGGCCAGCCGGCGCGGCGAAGAGCGTGGGACCACACCCCGATGCCGGCGAAGAAGTGGCACTGAGTGTATGGCTTGAGGTCGTCTGGTCGAACATCGCGGATGTCCCTCTCGTCCACGTCACCAGGCGCTATGTGCCCAGCGGAAATTAGGTTGCGCAGCCACGCGGCCGCATACGGGTCAATTTCGTTGTAGTAGGCGGGCATGAGGCGCTCACTGAGCATGCTAGATTGATATGATTGTTAGGACGAAATTTTAATGATTAGGGCGGGGCCCTCCATGACAGTCAGATGGAAAACAAAAAATAAGAAGTTTAAGCCGGAAATTGTGCTTGATCTCTACAAGAAGTCAGTGAAGGTTTCTCCCGAGGGCCGGATAGGTTTTGACTTAAGAAAGTTTGATTACGATACGTTGCTGTTCACGATGCTAGAATTTGATGAAAATTATTGTTCTCACAATGCGCAGGAGTTCGCGCGTGAAGCAATAATGACTTGCGCTTACAATGGAGATTTTTCCAAGGATTTTTTCTTGGTTTCGCTTAGGAATGAGATTAAAAGGCACTTGGGTGTGCCTGAGGAGCTATACGTATTAAGTTCCTCCATCTCGGTAAAGGCTGGCTTTCCTATAGGCAGGATCGAAATTGATGGTGCTATTGTGGAGTCATTTCCTTCCGGGTTCCCAGATGACTTCAAAACGCGTGAGGTTTTCAATGATCGATGGCAGTTCGCAGACCCGCCCCTGTGTGACGATCACTGCCCTGTTCTCGTGACCGTGAAGAACAAGCACTGGCGGGATGCGTTCGAGAAGGCGCTCGATACATTGGACTTTGTCAGAGGCGTGTTCTGTCTGATTTTCAATCCTAAAGCCCAGTTGTCTTTAGGTGAGCGGTTTGGTGCTTATGCCGGAAACAAGATAGCCTTGGGTGGCATGCACTGCCTTCATAGGGTGGATGGTAGTCTTGCGGTAGACGATACATACTGGTACGAGCGAGGATATAAGAAGGCTAAAGCACTTCTCGTCACTGATAAGCAGTTTTTAGGTGCCGCCCTAGACTTCGACAGTATTGTTGATGGTATAGATAATCATCCTGATTCAAGTCTTTTGAAAAAGTCAGTGCTTAGATATGTTCGTGCGCTGGATAGTGTCGACAAAAACTCCACCGTCCTCCAGTTATGGACAGCTCTCGAATCATTAGCTGGAAGAGGCGGTAGCGGGCCCGATGGTATTGTCCAGCGCTGCTCTTTTCTGTATGAGGAGCGGGAATATCACTGCCAAGTGCTCGAGCATTTGCGCGAGTATAGAAATGCTAATGTTCACTCTGGTGTTGCTTTGGATAGTCCCGACTGGCATTGCCTTCAGCTCCAAGGATACCTAAGGGATATTTTGCGTTTTTATATATTTAACGATTTTGCTGGTGCTACTGTTGATGATGCAAACAGATTTTTAGATCTATCGACGTCTAAGGATAGATTAAATAGAGAAATAATCATGAGGGAGAATGCACTCAAATTCTTGGGTTATGAAAGTTCAAGCGATGCGGTGAATAATTCCGAGGACAAACCAAGCGAAGAGCTGCCTACCGAATTTTAATACGCTCTTAGATGGTGAAAGTCTGCCAGGCTTGCCATGGAATACCCTTAAATGTTAGTCGCCGCAGAAACACCCTATGGCATCGTCCACCTCATCGGCGAACAACACCTGCTGCTGGCGGGCATAGGCTTGCATCTCGGCATAGCTCGGGCGGTCTTTCCGGAAGGTGGCCGCACGGCCACCCGACTCGACTAGCGTTTCCATCCGGGCCCACCAGTCCGCGCTGCGGAGGTCGGACTGGATGATGCTGTAGGTCTGCTGCCTACCCTTCAGGAAGCACAGGTCGCAGTTGCCCAAGAGGGTCTTGCCGTTGACGGTTGGCAGCTCAAGGCGGAACGGTTGCTCTGCCCAGAAGACATCGATGTCGGCCAGGGTGATTCCGGCATCCGCCAGCGGCAGCCGCATGTGCTCCCGAGGCGTCTCCGTGCTGGTGCCACGCTTTCGGATCTTGGCCACCCGCCGATGCTCGTCGGCGCGGATGCCTACCATCTGATCCCACTCTCCATCGCCATCCGCCCAGCTGATCGACTTTAGGTACCGGTGCATCGCGCGGATCTTCAGCTCGACCGTGCAGTAGCGTGTCACCGGGTTCGGCAGGTAGCGACGCTTGCGGATCGCCGCCTCGAAAGGCTCTCCCTGGCGGCTGGCGGTCTCAAAGTCGACCAAGGTAAATCCGGCATCAGAGTCCCGGAACTCCACCCATATCACGCCCAGTCCCCATTCCTCGTCGCAGCGCTGGACAAACCGAAGGGTCTCCTCGCGCTCCTTGCCGGTATTGGCGAAAAGGTAGGTGATTTCCTTGCCAGGGTTAGCAAGCTGCACTTGGCGCGCCAGGTAGGCGCTGGTGCGGCCGCCGGAAAAACTCAAGGCCGTCCGGCCGTCGGCGTGATAGGCGCGCATGGATTACCTCAGTCGCGCCGAGGCGCTTGTCAGTGCGTCCTGTAGTGCAGGACCTTCTCGATGGTGCGGCGGTGGACGCCGTATTTGCGGGCCAGCGCTTCTGCACTGGCAATTTCGTTCAGCCGGCGAATCTCGCCCTGCTTCCATTCGTGCAGTTGCCGGATGTGCTCGGCGTCCTCTGCCGTCAGCTTCTGGTTGTGGCGCATGGGTCACCCGCCGAGGGATGGAATAAGGCGGCTATGCCGCCGCCTGCTTCTGGTTGGTAATGACGCCAGCGTGGATCCACACCTGCTGGATGCCGGCCGGCACCTTGGCCATAGGCTCTTTCATCGTCCCGGCCATAACCGCGCTGTCGAGGTCGCCGGAGCGGGTCAGGGCCAGCAGCAGCTTCAGCGCCTGGGGGCGGGCGGTGGGCTGCAGTACGTCGAAGCGGTCCAGCAGCACCAGGCGGATGCCGGACAGCCGCGCGATGGCGATGGCCAGCAGGGTGTCGGCGCGCCACTTCTCCGATTCCGAGAGCAGCCCGTAGAGGCGCCCGCCGTAGGTGATGTCGATCTCGGGGGTGATGACCACCGGGTGCCAGGTGGCCACCGCGGCCTGGGCCGCCAGCAGCTCGTTGAACGGGTCCAGCGCGCCGGCGAGGATCTCGGACGGGATGCCGGTGGGCGCCAGGGCCTCGGCGATCAGCGACCAGGCCACGACATCGGCATGGTGCTGGGTGGCGTTGGCGATCGCAGCGCCGCGGCCGACGATGGCGCCGTGGGCATCCAGCAGCGATTGGTGCTTGGCTCGGGCCTTGTCCCGCTCCTGGCGGAGCTCCGTGATGGCCTGCTCGGCGTTCTGCATCGCCTGGGAATCCGGCGCTGCGGCGGCCTGCTGCTCCATGTCAGCGAGCTGCTGAGCAGCGGTGCGGGACTGATCGACGTCGCGCTGGCTGTTCGCCACGGCGCGCTGGGCGCTCTGCAGATAGCCCTGGTACTCGGTCAGGCGGCGGGCGGCCTCGGGGTCGGCGACCCTCTCCGGTGCCACATAGGCCACCAGCTGGCCGCGCTCCATCAGCACCTGGCCCTGGCAGTGCGGGCAGGCCAGCGGATCGTGCGCCGGCTCACCGGCCGCGGCGCGCTGCGCCTCGGCTACCTTCGGCGTCCATTCGTCCACCCGGGCCTGGTCGGCGCCGAGCTTCTCCTGGCGGCGCTGCAGCAGGTCAGCGGTATCGCGCAGCTGGGCCATGTGTGCCTGGCGCTGGGCCGCGGCCTGGGCGTTGGCCTTGTGGCCGCCCAGGGTCTGCTGCGCTTCGGCCAAGTCGCTATCGAGATCGGACAAGGCCTTGGCGGCCTCGGCGATCTGCTCCTGGGTGACGGTGGTAGGCGGCAGCTCCGGCTCCCAGGTCTCGGCCTTCTGGCTGCCGTAGTTCTCGCCGGTGATGGCCTTCCAGGCGCCGCGCGACTCGGCGGCGTATTCCTTGGCCTGGGCCTCGGCGGCAGGGAAGCCGCCGCGCAGCAGGGGCTTCACCTTTTCGAACTTCGCCAGGTCGGCGCCCTTGGCTTCCAGGCGGCGTGCCACCTCGGCAGCGCCGGCGCCCGCACCGGTCAGGTCGAACAGGACTTTCCGGCGCTCCTTACCATCCAGGGCCGCGAACCTCGCGGCCTCCAGCACGAAGGGAAGGAAAGGCGCATCAGGAATTACCACCGATTTACCACCCGGCAGCATCATCCATGCGGTCTGGCTTTCGCCCGCGGCGTCAACGCAGGCGACGTGGGCCTCGCCTTTCTTGGCATCGTCGTTGACCAGTTGGCCCAGGTCCTTTTTCAGGGACACCCGGCGCGGCTGGCCAGTGAGCGCCATGCTGATCGCGTCCAGCAGGCTGGACTTGCCGGCGCCGTTGTCACCGGACACCAAAAGCAGGGGCTCAGATACGGCAAGGGCTGCATTTCGCAGCCCCTGGACGTTGGTAGCGGTGATGTTCGTGATGCGCATGCTGGTTACTCCATCGAGACGACTTCGTCGAGGTCCTTGGTGACGCGGTAGGTGTTGTGCAGCGGGCTCTCTGCCTCGCTATCGACGGCGATGACCTTGTCATCGAGCAGGCGGACCACCAGGGAGCGGGCAGCATCGCTGCTGATGGCGAACCGGCTCTGCAGGTAGTCGATGGTGACCGAAGGGCTGACCCGGGCCAGGACAGCGCAGACGTCGGAGTAGGGCACGATCCCGTAGGTGGTGGGGTGCGGCGCGGCGGCGTCCTCTGGCGCGTTGTCGTCGGCTTCGCCATCACCGGCCTGGTCTTCTCCCTGGCCACCCTCAGGTACTGGCGCGATCACCTCGCGGCCGCCGGTGCTGTCCATGGCCGAGACGGTCCCGGCAATCTCCATCGCCTCGACCAGCCGGGCGGCGCGGTTGTAGCCGATCTTGAGCGCGCGCTGGATGGCGGAGATCGATGCCCGGCGGCTGCTGATCACGAATCGCGTGGCCTCTTCCAGCAGAGCGTCGTCCTCCAGGTCATCGCGCTCGCCGCCACCGCCCAGGCGCTTCTCCAGCTCCTCCGGGCTTCCCAGCAGGTCGGCAGCCGCCAGCGGTAGATCCGACTGGTCGCGGTCGGGCTGGATGCTATCCAGGCCATCGTTGTAATCGTTCGGCGCCAGCACCAGCAGGCAGAGCTTGCCGGCGGACTTCGTCAGCTCAGTATTCGACGGCTCGTTGGCGTCGACCTTGGCCGTTACAGTCAGGGCCTTCGCTTCCACCTTGATCGACCGGATGTCCATCGGTACCGACACGACATCGCGCGCGGAAATGATCCGGACGGCCAGCTCCACGGCGTCCTCGACCTTCTCGGTGAGGCGGTCAATCACCTCCTGCTGCTGGCCCTCGTTCAGCTTGTGGTAGGGCGCCTTGAGGTTGTGCAGCTCGAAGCGGCACGTCTCGATCAGGTCGTGCACCAGCAGCTGGTGGGCGAGTTCGGAGGGGCGGCAGCCGTGACGCTCTGCGCTTTCGATGATGGCGCGGTGTTCCATTTTCATGGGGCGGGTTCCTACTGGTGGGCGATCTTGTTGAGCGACTGCAGCTGGGCGTCGCTGAGGTAGGTGTGGGCGCCGTAGCGCTCGAACTGGTCGCGGATGTCGGTGGTGAACTGGATCTCCCAGTCCGTATCCGCGCCGTCCTCAGCGGCGGCCAGCAGGGCGGTGAACTGCTCGACGCGGTCGAACAGCTCCTCTACGGTCCGGCTGGCCATGGCCATCACTCCATGTTGAAGTCGTCGTCGCCGGCCTGCTGCGTGGTCGAGGCGGTGTCGGTGGGTGGCTGATCATCCTGCTGCTCGGCCTGGGCGCCACTGCCGTCCGGCTCCTGGGGCTCCTGGAGCTCGGGGTCGCTCGGGGTGAGCACGGTGTAGTCACCCTGCAGCGCGGTATCCAGCGCCTGGCTGGCGCCGGTGTCGGCCCGTTCGTCCAGGCTGGCGGCATTGGCCATCTCGATGCTCATTGGCAGCCACTTGAAGAGGCGCCGGGTGGCCGTCTTGCGCCCCATCTCGACGTAGTGATCGGCCCAGGGGCCGGTGATGATCAGATTGCCGCGGTTGTCGCGCTTCGCCCGGTTCTTCTCCGCCGACTTGTCGCGGATCTGGTCGACCTGCTCGCGGCTCATGACCTCGAAGGCGTGGCCACCGCCGACCAGCTTCGCTACCGCGTAGAAGGCGATGATCTCGCCACGGTCGCCCAGGGCCGGCTTATGGTGCAGGCGTTCGTCCAGGCCGTAGGCATAGTCGAACTCGTCGTTCTCGCAGACCTCGTGGGCGCCGATGCTGATGATCTGCCCGGAGCGCCGCGCCAGGTCCAGCATGCCCTTGTAGCCCATGATGATCTGGACTTCGGTCTTGGTGGTCCGCCACTCGCCGCCGACCTTCTCGCGCTTGTCGAAGGGGATCAGGTAGATGTGGCCCATCGGGGTGTTCGGCTCCAGGCCGAGCATTGAGCACTGGACCGCCGCGCCCAGCAGAGACTCGACGGTGCAGTTCATGAGCTTAGGCGTGGTGCGCATGGCGCCCAGGGCGATCCGGAGCATCCGGTCCGGGTCCAGGTGCTTGGGCAGCACCTGCTTGAGCATGCCTTTCTGGCTCTCGAAGAATTTCTTCACGTTGCCAGCGCCAGCATCCGTGGCGGTCTGGGCCAGGATCTGGCGGGAATTGCCGGTGCCGCCCTGGGCGGCCGCCTTGAGCTGTGCTTGGGACATGGTCGGTTCCTTACTTGAGGCGGAAGACGCGGGACTTGCTGGTCCGCTTGAACTGTTCGAGCAGGGCGGGGTGCGCCTCGCCGAATGCTGTTTGGTCGAAACGCCGGCTTTCCTGGGTCTTCCAGGTGGCCACCGGCCGGCCCTGCACCGTCAGGGAGGTGCAATCGAGCATGAATACCTTGATGTGCTCTTCCAGGCGATCCCGCTCGCTCTCCAGCCGCTTCAGCTGGGACTTGATGCCGGACAGCTCCGCAACCATGGCCGCGGTGGTGTCATCGGCCTCGATGCTGGCGCCGGAGTCCTTATCGAACAGCCGCAGGATGTCGGTCACGGCCGAGGGCGGCGGCGGATCCTTGCGCTGGATGCGATCCCAGAACGCGATCTCTGCCGCGCGGATCGCTTCGATGGTCTCGTCGTCGCGCTCGACCCGATAGATGCGGAAGTCATCGCCGCCGATCAGCACGCCGAAGATGCAGACCTGGCGCCCGGTGACCATCAGGCCGTGCATCGCCTGGGCGGTGTAGTGCACCGGGATCGCGTCGGTCTGTTCCTCGCCCCAGGCCTGGGCCTTGAACGGGGAGACCGTTTTGATCTCGATGTTCTCGCCGCTCTCGGCCTCGGCATCGATCTCCGCGGCCATGAAGTCGTGCACCGGGTCGCGATAGCGCTCGCCGCGGCGGACGATCACCATCCCAGTCTCCTCGGCCAGCAGGTCGATGACATAGGGCTCCATCCGCTGGCCGCGGGAGAAGATTTTCGCCTTGGACGGATCGTCCGGGCGCCGCGGCTGGATCTTGTCCAGGTAGATGTCCAGCGGTGTGCGCCAGGGGCTGATGCCGAGGATCCCGGCGACATCGCTGCCGCCCAGGTACTTCTGGCGGTCGAGCTGGCCGACCGAAACGAGTGCGTTCACTGATTTTTCTCCTGCCGCGCTTTGATGGCGCAGGTCGCGTGCTGGGTTCGCCATCCACCCTGGTGCCGCTCGAAGTGGCCATCGCCTTTCGGGACGTGGCCACCGCAGCGGTAGCAGGTGCCGGGGTACTTGTTCCTCACGACGCCACCTCCACCGACCAGCGCCGACCAGGCCGGCGCATCATCGGGGAGCGGATTGGGGTGTCGATCAAGCGGGTCTCCGGCGGCAGGCCCAGGGCCTCGGGCAGCGACTGCCGGGCGCGCAGCAGCAGGGTGTGGCGCGCTTCGGCCTCGGCGACCTGGTCGTCGGTGATAGCGGGAGCGGGAGCGGTGGTCATGCTGCTGCCCCCTGCGACTTGGCCCAGCGCTTCGCGACCTCCTGAGAGATACGCACCCGGTTGTGATCGTGGGCGCGGTCGTCGATGGCGCCCAAGGCATAGGCCATCTCGTTCATGCCCTCGGCGATACCGTCACCGAAGGCAGGGATGCGAGCGATCCACATCTCGACCATCCGTTGTGCGACTTCTTGTTCGGTGCTCATGCTGCCTCCTTGCGGCGCTTGGCCAGTTCGTCGGTGAAAAAGTTGTCGTGCTCGGCGAGCAGCACCCGGCGCCACTCCATGAGTTCCTTGGCCAGCGGCAGGCTGATGCTGGCGAGGGTCATGTAGGCCTCGTTGAACTGGCGATCGCGCATGCTGGCCAGCGTCTCCAGCAGCACCACCTGGCGCTGCGGATCGATCTGCATATCGCAGTGGATGGCGAAGGCCAGCATCGTGTCGGGCTGGTGGGTATCGATGTCGTGCTGCAGTTGCAGCACCTGTTCGTGGGCGCCTTCGAGCGCCCGCTCATGCTGTATAGCGAGGGTCATGGTGTGGGTCTCGATGGGCGCCGGGGCGCGGGGTAAAAAGCCGGGCTGCAACCGGTGGGGCGGTGTGCAGCAGCCCGGCGAACGGGGCTACTCGTCCTGGTAGCCGATGATCACCATCGGCTGGTCCGTGACGGGCTTGGTGTACTCGACGGCGCCGAAGAAAGCGGCGCAGGTCATGGCGAGCACGATCAGGTAGGTGCGCATGGTGCTTTCCTCGGTTGTCTTCCCGTCTGGCCCTGTTGCCAAGGCCAGCCAGTGAAAACGGCGCATTGCTTGCGGGTCTCTCGCGCGGAGCGGGCCAAGTGCCCTCAATCAGCCGTCCCGGTCGCCCCTTGGGGTCGCCTTCGCGTGGGCAGGCTTTCGGGCCTGTCTGATTGCCGGTCGCCGTAGAGGCAATGCGGTCTGTGGTTTCTTTGTTGCGTCGGGTTGTGAAAGAGCAGGGGCGGTGGAGCTGCCCGGCCAGTGGTTGCTGGCAATGGGTTTATTTAGCCAGCAGCTAATTTTATCGTCAATAGCTCATAGCTAAATATTTTTAGCTGGGCGCAAAAAAGCCCGCACAGGGCGGGCTTCTCTTCTCACTGTCCGTCAATCAGCGGCAGGCATCCCCCGCCAGCTGAATTCGTAGCCGTTTCCGCTTTGCTCTACGGATAGGCCGTCCACCTCCCTCATCTCGTCCACGACCCGCTCCCAGTCATCATCGTGGTCCGTCTCCAGGCGCTCGACGCGACACCGCTGTTCTAGCTGCGCATGCGGCTCGGCGATGTAGGCATTGATCCGGCGGCACAGCCGCTCGTAGCTGGAGACCTGAACCTGTTTCTTGACGACCTGGGCATTGCTGCGGGGCATGAGCCACCTCCTTACTGTGATACTGTTCAAATATACAGTATGCGACCGACAGCGGAGCGGCAAGGTTCCAGGTACAAAAAAGCCCGCGCTTGGCGGGCTTCCGGGGCCTACAGGCAGGACCTGATAGCAGCGATCCGTTGTCGTGGCCACTTCTCGTCAGGGTTGGTAGCCACGTTGTAATACTCGATCACGGTGCTGCCGCCGCGGGCGAACACATCGGCCGCGTCGGGCAACCGCAGGGTCTTGACGGTATACCCGCCGGCGCTTCGCGGTTGGGCGATCGCCTCGTAGGAGTCCAGGTTGTGCTGGATGGCGGACCAGGCCGGAGCAATGCAACCGGCTACCGCTTCTGGCGACCTTCCGCTAGTGAAGGTGGCGAGAGGTCCCTTTTCGCGGGCCTTATCCATGCTTCCTACGATGGTGCTGACACACCCGGCCGCAAGGCATGCAGTGACGATGATCAAAGCTCTGGCGCTGTTTCTCAAAGTGGTTTCTCCGGGCAGTGACAGGGCCTGTCTAGGGCGCTATTGCACGATCTTGCTGGGCGGGACGATAGCTCCAACTGGGTAGCAGTGCTGGATCTGCTCCCACGGGATGCTGCGACGGCCAAAGGCATCGTTGACCGACATGAGGCTCACCTCGTAATCATCGGCCCGCAGCAGCTCCTTGACCATGCTCTCGCCCTCATCGTGGACGCCGTGCAGCTTGATGTAGACATACTCGCCTGGCACGAGGTCGCCGTTTGGCTCGATGATCGCGACCCAGCCTGAGCGGATGGCGGGGGACATCGAGTCGCCGCGCAGCCGCAAGGCATAGGCGTCCTTGTCCTGGGTGGGGAAGTTGATATGGCCCTCGCTCGGGCTCAAGGCCGTCCAGTAGCCCTCGGCGCCCAGCTGGGCGATGCCGACTATGGGAATCGGCCGGAAGGGGGAGGTTATTGGGATCGGCTGACCAACGTTCGAGGGCTCGGCCCGCGGGCTGTGGCCGGTGTCCATCCAGCCGCGCTGAAGGCCCTCCACCTGCTCAATCCGACGAGCGACGTCGTCCCCCAGATTCTTCTCCGTCTTGTCCGAGAGTATCTGGCTGAGGTGGGCCGGCGACATGCCCCAGCGTGTGGCGCAGGCGCCTTTGCGCTGCGAGCCAATGAGCTGGATCAGATTTGCCTTACGAATTTGATAGATGTCCATTCCGCGATTTTCCCACTGTTTAGCCGTCTGCTAAATGTGCGGATGGCTAAATCTAGCTTGATGTTAAATTAGCCGTCAGCTAAATTGCTCTCCATCTCACACGGAGAGTCCTCATGAACGAGCACTTGCGAACCTGGCTGGCCAAGACGCCTGCCGACGTACGCACCGCAGTAGCCAAGGCAGCCGGCACTTCTGTCGGCCACCTCTGGCAGCTTGCCGGTGGCCATCGAAACGCATCGGCGGAACTTGCCGAGCGCCTCCAGGAGGCATCGAACGGCGAGATCACCATCGCCGGCCTGCGCCCCGACCTGGTCCCGCTCGCAAGGAAAGTCCTCCAAGGCGTGGCTTGATCATGAGCACACCCGCATTAAGCCAAGACCCATCTGCAAGAGCACGGGAGATCGAAGCCCTGGTCTTGCAGCGACTCGTGTCGGTGGGCCAGAAGACCGTCGCGGACGCAATCGGCTTGTCCGAATCGACCGTGTCGCGCTGGAAGGAAGGCGAGATTGAGCGCTGGGCAAAGCTGTTTGCGCTCCTGGGACTACAGGTGGTCCCGGTTTCTGCGGTGGTGGTCAACGCCGAATATCTGCGCTCGCTCGAAACCCTGGCGGAGCTGGGGCTGAAGGCCGAGAAGAAACGCCCAGGACCCCTGGGCTGGGATTGAGTCATGACCGCAGTTCTGGTCAACGATGATGAATGGGCCCTGTTCGCTGGCGAGCCGGCGGAGCTGCTGAAGCTCTACGTGGCCCTGAAGCGCCGCATGGACTTCGCCACTGGCATCGCTGGAAAGCAGACGCTCATCAATGAGATAGTGCTACGCGAAGGCTTCAACGTGGACCCTATCCCTGGGCGTCCTACCCCTAAGCCCGTCACGCGAGAGCAGTACCGATCGGCCGTCCGAAGACTGGAAAAGATCGGTGCTCTCAAGGTAGTCGGCCCCCTCGTTTTCGAGTTCCCCCACGCTCGCACGCATCAGTCCGCCCAAAAGAGCTACAACCGAGCTACAACCGAGCTACAACCAGAGCTGCAACCGAGCAGCAACCAGCCAGAACCCAGCAATGGCGTGGGTTCTAGCCAGGAGGAGAGTGGAGCTGCAACCGGGTTATTTTTTGAGCAACCGGCTAGCAGCAACCTACTTCCGGAGTCCGGTAATACACCACCATCATCACCGCGTGCGTGCGCAACCGACTCCCGCGCCAGGTTCGCCATGACGGCGGATTGGGAGCCGAACCCACAGACCTTCAAGGCCACGCTCACGATGAACGCCATGGCCGGCGTGCAGATCCATCCCGACCAACTCCTGGAGTTCCGGTCGTTCTGGATCGCCAACCCTGATGAACACCGAACCCAAGCCCGCTGGGAGCATGCGCTCGCCCAGCATCTGAAACGGGAGCACCGCCATGCACAAGCCAACCCCGGACGCCTTTCCGCAGCAGAAGCCGGTCAGAACCGCCCAGCGCGTGGTCAACCTGGCCGCGGTCGCAACCTCTCAGCTACAGAACAGGTCCGCGAAGCCATCGAGCGCGGACGCTTCGAGCGAGCCCAAGCGTGTGGACCCACTGCGCATGGAGCTGCTGGAGCAACTGTGGATCACGATGGTGGAGACCTACGGCCACCGCTGGACGGCGAATTTTGGCGTGACTCCGAAGCCTGACCACGCCTGGGCCAAGCACCTGACCGGGATCTCTGGTCGCCAGCTCGCCAACGGTCTCGCTGCGCTATCCAGCCTAGAGAACGACGGCTGGCCGCCCTCGGCTCCGCAGTTCAGGGCCATGTGCCTCAGCGTCCCAGGCCTGCCCACCGAGGAGGAGGCCTGGGACCAGGCGCTGCGCGGCGACTACGGCCACGACGCCGTGCGCATCGCGGCCAAGCAGACCGGCACCTACGACCTACGCACCGCGCGGCCAGATAACAAGACCCTGCGCAAGACCTTTGCGCGCAACTATGCCGTGGTCCGGGCCCGCGCCGTCATGGGCAAGCCGCTTGAGGACACGATCCCCCTGGGCATCGAGCACGAGCACAAGTCGCCGATGCAGGTGCAGTTCGCCCATAGCCATCAGCAGGCGCGGGACCTCATGCAAGCCCAGGGCATTCCCAGCGACCCCGCGCAAGCCCGCGCCATGCTGCTGGCCAAGATGCGCATCCGGAGAGACAACCATGCGTGAATTCGCCGCGGTGGACTTCGTGGTACCCGGCAAGCCCATCGGTAAGGGCCGCCCCCGTATCGGCAAGGTGGGCGCCCATGCCCGCATGTTCACGCCGAAGGAAACGGTGGCCTATGAGGGGCTGATCGCCCACGCAGCCCAGATCGCCATGGCCGGCCGGGGCCTGATCCCGCACCCCGTGATGGTCGAGCTGCAGATCCTGCTGCCCATCCCTCAGTCGAAGTCGAAAAAGTGGAAGGCCCAGGCCGTAGCCGGCCAGGTGTTCCCGACCACGAAGCCCGACATGGACAACGTCATCAAAGCGATCTACGACGGCCTGAACGGCGTGGTCTGGCGGGACGACGTCCAGGTGGTCGACGCCATCGTGCGCAAGCGCTACGCCGAGACGCCGTGCGTGCGCGTGCGGATCGTGCCGCTGATGACCGAGGAGGCCGCGTGATGGGCATCTACTGGCTGCTGATCCTGCTGGCCCACCTGCACGACCTGCATGGTCTCTGCTTCCAGCGCTCTGCTCGGCTTCCCTGTGACTGGCTGGGCGATGTGGAGGGGCAGGGCGATGACTGACCACGTGATCCGCACCCCCGCCGACCGCGAACGCCTGATGTCCTTCCTCGCCGGCCTGGATCTCTCGAAGCCAAGGAAAATCGCCATCACCGAGATCCGCAGCCAGCGCAGTGATGCCCAGAACCGCCTACTGTGGATGTGGAATAACGCTATCCAGAAGCACCTGGCCGAGAGCTTCGGGCAGTTCGCCAGCGCCCAGGAGTGGCACGAGATCCTGGTAGCGCGGCTGTGGCCATGGGAGATCCGTAAGGTGGCCATGCCTGGGCCTGCCGGCGGCGAGTTCAAGATCGGCCGGGCCAAGACCAGCGGGTTCACCCAGGCCCAGATGACCGAATACCTCGACCTGCTCGATCGCTACTGCGCCGAGCATCTCGAACTGCTGCTACCCCACCCCGAAGACCTGATGTTGGCGATCTACGGCCAGAGGCGGACCGCATGATGACCTTCCTGTCGTACCTGGTCCCGCTCGCGGGAGTCGGCATCGTCGGTCATGGCCTACTCCAGCTGAGGCGCGAGCGGGAGGCCCGAGAGCTACGCCGGCTGCTCCGTGACCGCCATGACCAAATCGAGCGCCAGGCAAAGCGCCGCCTGTGATCCAACCGGCAAGGATGCCTGCAGTTGTCTGCGCCGCCAGGTGGCCGCGCAAGTCGCAATCCAGATTTCCGAGGTATCCCAGATGCGCCTGAGTTCAGCCCGAGACGAGTGGTTCAACGCCTACTACCGCCCAGGGGACGGCACCAACCGCCATTGCGAGTCGCTGGCGTTGGTCGGCCCTTACCAGAGCACCGAGCGCGTGCGCGGCGTGACCGGGTTGGTGAACGAGACCATTGGCGCACACGTTCGCAGCGTGGTGGAGCGCCTACCGGCGGACCTGTTCGCCTTCGGCAACCACCTGTATCACCCTGACAGCAACGACCTATGGCGCGAGGTAGCCGAATGGTCGGTCTTCCAGCTGGCCTACCTGCGCGGGCCCAAGATGTACGCGAAGAAGCACGCCAAGGCCGAGTTCGTCGCCATGGCGGTGCTGTACCGGTACCGACGCCAGCACCAAGGCGGGCAGAGCGCAGCGCCCGATCCGCTGCCGACCCCTGAGGCCTTCCGCACCTTTCTCGACTACACCTATGGCGTGGAGCTGGATGCCCGCAACTGGGACCGGGAATGGGAGGAGTTCGTCCAGGCCTGTTTCGCTGCCTGCAACGACCTCGACAAGATGGCTCTCGCACCCGTCAGCAAGTTACTTCGCGAGATGAAAACGGCGGCTTGACTGAAATGTGCGGCTGGCCGCATGATTTAGTCATTCTGTGAAGTAGCACCCGAAATCGAGCAGTCACGGATTTTGCCCACCTTTAGCCATGGAAGGATTCGGTTATGCCCAGTTGGGAAGACTTACAAAGGTCACACAGCCAGCGGGAAACTGCCTGGGAAAATTACTTTCAGGACCTGCAGAAAAAAGCTGCCGCTGCGAAGGACGCATTCCAAGACTTCCTGGGCATAACTGACAATGTGATCCCTCGCGATGGTCAAGAGGCGAAGCGTAAGGTAGTGCTGTGTAATAAGGGCGCCGACGGTCGTTTGCGGGAGTGCAGGCACACGGAGCTGATTGGAGTAGGGCGCCATGTCAACTTCAGTATCGGTATCAACACGATATTTGATGGCAGAGCCACGCTGAACAAGGTTGAGCTAAGCGTAGAGCACAGAGATGGCGCTTACGTTTTTCAGGTGTCCGACCCGTCGGAAGAAATCCGCATCAAGCGTTGTGTTGAGCATGGTGATTTCAACGACCTAAGCCATGCTCTTTACGAACGGTTCACGAAAATCTTCGCTGATAGGCCCTAATTCGGTGTATCACGAGAACCCGGCCCGCGCGCCGGGTTTTTCTTTTTAGACATCCAGCAGATCCGGCGCAATGCCGAGAGCTGCAGCGATCTTCTCCCGAGTCGCCTTGCGTGGCTTTGTTGCCTGCTCCTGCTGTGCGTAGGCAGGCTGAGTGATGCCGATACGCGCTGCCACTTCTGCCTGAGACAAGCCCAGATGCTTGCGCCAAGCGCCGACCGCAGTCATGCCCTCCTTGACCATGTAGCCGACCACTTCGTGAGGGACCAGGTCATCGACCGGGTGATCCTTCACATAGTCGGCGTAGGGGATGACGACAAAGGCCGGCGCACCGTCCGGCCCGTTGATGATTTGCACGTTAGTAGGTGTGTTCATCGCGTTTGCTGACCTCTTCGATATTCACGATCTTGACGGTGCCGTCCCAGTCGAACAGGACCCGGTACCGGCCAACCCGCAGGCGATAGCCGAACTGGTGATTGGTGAGCGACTTGACGTTCTGGACGTTTGGCATGTGAGCCAGGGCATCGACAGCGTCAAAGACCTTGGCCTGATCGGCCTTGTTGATCTTGCCGAGCTGCTTAACCGCCTTCCGTGTCCAGTTGATCTTGTTCATGTCTGCCTCGCTGCTGATGGAGGCATTATAAGACTTAATATAAGTATTAACAAGCCTTCTCTCGTGAATGGGCTGCGAATACTTATGCCTTTTGGAGTGGCAGTATGGACCCCAGCGACCTGGGCGGTGGAAACCCAACAGGGTGGTTCACCGCCGGCGGTATCGGCTTAGCCTGGGGCCTGACCTGGCTCCGCAAGTTCTACTCCAGCACGAACGCCTCCGTCGCGAATGATCGCGCCGAGAAGGACATGCTGGAGCGCTTGACCGAAGAGAACAAAGACCTTCGAACGACACTGGAGACGGTGACGAAAGAGCGCAACGAGATGTACCGAACGGTGGGCGAACTCACCGGGACCATGAAGGCAATGAAGTCGCAGCTCGACCTGCAGGAAGCCCAGATCAGCCAATTGACGAGCGAGGTCTCGCAGCTACGACAGGCCTTGCAGAGGACCGGTTATGAACGGCGAAACCCTGAAGCGCGCTAAAGCCTGGTGGCGACGGTACGAACTGTGGGCGCTCGGCACGCTGCTCGTGTTGAGTGGTGGCATCTTCGGGTACCAGGCGGCCATGTACAGCGCCCACCGGATCATGCTGGTGGAGCTGGCCGCGATCCGTGATGCCTACGACAAAGCGCTGGGTAAGAAGGATCAGCGACTGGAGACCTTGGCCAGCCAGACTGGGAAGGCTGCCGAGGCAGCTGCGGGCGCAGCGCAGCAAGCCAGCCAGGCAGCGGCCAAAGCTGTAGAGGTCGCGGGGCAAGTCCAGCAGACCGAGCAGTAGATCCGGTACTGTTCTGCCGCTGAACGGTCGTTGGGTGAGATATCCGTCACATCTTCCGTTCCGCTACCATCTGGGCACTATCCAGCAAGGAAGTGTGCCAATGGCTACAGGGATAAAGGTCGAAAACGCGTCGAATGTGCGGATCATCGATTGTGGGTTCTACGGACTCGACGTGGCGGTCGATCTGCTCGACTCTTCAGATATCAGACTTGAGCGGGTCGGTGTGTTCGACACGCCCGTTGCAGTGCGCGGTAGGGGTGTCCAGCGTCTCCACGCGACTGATGTCGTCCATCACGAAAGACACCCCTTACACCTCAAGCCTATCGCCTACCTGATTCGGAGGGCGATCCATGGCTATGTTTGATCTGAAGGACTGTGATGACGCGAAGTTGGAGCGTTGCAAGACGAGCAGCGAAACGCTCGTTAAGGCTGAAAACTCGCAGGGACTACACGCCTTAGACTGCGAGGCAGCGACGCCAAACGTTGCCACACCTAAGCCCCATTGGTCGAAACGAGCGCTCTCCTGGTGCTTGAACAACATGACGCAAATAATCGTCGGCTTAATCATCGCTGCGGTTGGCTCCTACCTGGGATTCAGTTAGCAACGGTTGGATGCGCCGGAGGATAGGTGTGCCGGTGCGTCCATTCCCTCCAAGCTCAATATTTTCTTCCGCATCTCTTCGCTTGAACCTATTCCCAGCGGCAGACATTCCGGACTGGGTCTTGGACACATTCGTCCGCCAGGGCAGTCGCCTATACAACGAAGACCACATCCACCTGCTCGACGCCGACATCGGCTTCCTCTGGGCCAGGACGGGCTTCATCAAGGGCAGCCGCCTGGTGCTGGGCCAGGCCGAGCAGGTCGCGTTTCGTGCCGGTGGGTGGCAAAAGGCGAGGGCAGAGCAGCAGATGGTGGAGTGGTTCGGGGGCATCCCGGACTTCCTCATCACCCTGGCCGCCGACTACTGCGCCGAATGCAGCGACGCCGAGTTCTGCGCCCTGGTCGAGCACGAGCTCTACCACATCGCCCAGGAGCTGGATGGATTCGGCGCCCCAGCATTCACCCGGGATGGCATGCCCAAGCTGAAGCTGCGCGGCCACGACGTCGAGGAGTTCGTCGGCGTGGTGCGTCGGTATGGCGCCAGCCCGGACGTGCAGCGCCTGGTGGAAGCCGCGAGCAGCCGCCCCGAGGTGGAGAAAATCAACATTGCGAGGGCCTGCGGAACCTGTCTGCTCAAGTCGGCTTGACCTCTGACAGACCCCTGACGGAAGTAGAACCATGGCCACCCTGAGCAACGATGTGAAAGCCTTCATCGTTCAGGCCCTGGCCTGTTTCGACACGCCATCCCAGGTCGCCACGGCCGTCAGAGAAGAATTTGGGCTCGAGGTAACCCGCCAGCAGTGCGAGAGCCACGACCCCACGAAGTACGCCGGGCGCGACCTGGCCAAGCGCTGGAGGGTCCTGTTCGACGACACCCGCCGGCGCTTCCGCGAGGAGACCGCAGACATCCCGATCGCCAACCGCGCGCACCGCCTCCGCACCCTGGGCCGCATGGCTGAGAAGGCCGAGGGAATGCGCAACCTGGCGCTGACCGCCCAGCTGCTGGAGCAGGCCGCCAAGGAAGTGGGCGACGTCTACGTCAACCGCCAGACCAAGGCCGAGATGCCGCACGACGATCTGCCGCCGACCCGCGTGCAGGTCGAGGTGGTGGACGCGAGGGTGCGCGATGCCGACGCTTAACGTGCCCCAGGCGCAGTTCCTGCAGCTGCCCAACAAGTTCCGGGGGTTCGTGGCGGGGTTCGGTTCGGGCAAGACCTGGGTGGGCTGCGCAGCGCTGTGCAAGCACGTCTGGGAGTGGCCCAGGATCAACTCCGGCTACTTCGCCCCGACCTATCCGCAGATCCGGGACATCTTCTTCCCGACCATCGAGGAGGTCGCCTTCGACTGGGGCCTCAAGGTCCGGACGAAGGAGAGTGACAAGGAGGTCGAGTTCTACAGCGGCGGCCAGTACCGCAGCACCACGATCTGCAGGTCCATGGAGAAGCCCCAGACCATCGTCGGCTTCAAGATCGGCCACGCCCTGGTGGATGAGCTGGACGTGCTGCCCGCGGCCAAGGCCCAGCAGGCCTGGCGCAAGATCATCGCGCGGATGCGCTACAAGGTGGACGGGCTGAAGAACGGGGTGGACGTCACCACGACCCCCGAGGGCTTCAAGTTCGTCTACCAGCAGTTCGTCAAGCAGCTGCGAGCCAAGCCGACGCTGGCAGAGATGTACGGCCTGGTGCAGGCCAGCACTTTCGACAACGAACTCAACCTGCCGGACGACTACATCCCCTCGCTGATGGAGTCCTACCCCGAGCAGCTGATCATGGCCTACCTCGACGGCCAGTTCGTGAACCTGACCTCGGGCACGATCTACACCGCCTATGACCGCAAGCTCAACGGCAGCCAGGAGACCATCCAGCCCGGGGAGCCGCTCTTCGTGGGGATGGACTTCAACGTCGGCAAGATGTCGGCCATCGTCCACGTCAAGCGCCTGGGCATGCCGCACGCGGTCGACGAGATCATCAACGGCTACGACACGCCGGACATGATCCAGAAGCTCAAAGAGCGGTACTGGCTCTATACGGGGACCGAGTACCGCAACACCCGGCTGATCCGGATCTACCCGGACGCCAGCGGCGATTCCCGCAAGTCGGTGCGCGCCAGCGAGACGGACATCTCCCTGCTCAAGCAGGCCGGGTTCATGGTCGTCGCCCCGGGCGCCAACCCGCCAGTCAAGGACCGCATCAACGCCATGAACGCCATGTTCCGCAACGCAGCGGGCGAGCGGCGCTATCGCGTGAACGCCGACAAGTGCCCGACCTATGCCGACGACCTGGAGCAGCAGGTCTGGGCGGAGAACGGCGAGCCCGACAAGAAGCAAGGCAACGACCACCGGCCCGATGCCGGCGGCTACTTCATTCACAAGGAATACCCGATCACCAGGTACTCCCTCGCAGGCGTCGCATAATGGGTGTCAAACAGTTCCTCTCCGACAAGCTGGTCAATCTCGTGGCCAACCTGGGCACCGAGCGGGACAAGGCGTCCCATTCGGGCTACCTGGTGTCGACCCTGACGGATCAGCAGCTCCTCGCGGCCTACCGCAGCAGCTGGTTGCCGCGAAAGATCATCGACATCCCGGCGCTCGATGCCTGCCGGCGCTGGCGTGGGTGGCAGGCTTCCAAGGACCAGATCCAGGCCATCGAGGCCGAGGAGCAGCGCCTGGCGCTGGTCACCAGGGTCCACACCGCCATGATTCGAGGCCGCCTGTTCGGTGGTGCTGCGGTGTTTATCGGCACCGGCGAACGCGACACAGCGAGCGAGCTGCGGCCTGATCGCATCGGCAAGGGCGGCGTGAAGTACCTGACCGTCATGAGCCGGCGTCACCTGAGCCCAACCGAGATCGAGCGAGATGTCCAGTCGCCGCGCTATGGGATGCCCAAGGCCTACCGGCTGGCTGGGTCCAGTGTCGACATCCACCCTTCGCGGTTGGTCATCTTCCACGGCGCCGAGCACGCCGACCCCGAGCTGGTCGAGGGCGAGGCCCATGGCTGGAGCGACTCGGTCCTGACCTCGGTCATGGAGGCGATCAAGCAGAGCGACGGCACGCTGGCCAACGTGGCCAGCATGGTGTTCGAGGCAAAGGTCGACGTCATCAAGATCCCGGATCTGATGCAGAACCTCGAAGACAAGACCTGGGAGAAGCTGCTGATGGATCGCCTCCGGCTGGCGGCCATGCAGAAGGGTATCAATGGCACGCTCATGCTGGATGCCGGTGAGGACTACCAGACCAAGACGGCCAACTTCAGCACGCTGCCCGACATCATCGACCGCTTCCTGCAGAACGTGACCGGCGCCGCGGACATCCCGGCCACCCGATTCCTCGGTCAATCCCCGGCCGGGCTTAACGCCAGCGGGGAGTCGGACCTGCGCAACTATTACGACCGGATCCAGTCGGGCCAAGAGCTGGAAGTGCGGCCCGCCATGTCCGTGCTGGACGAGTGCCTGATTCGCTCGGCGCTGGGCAGCCGGCCTCCTGAGATCCACTACGTCTGGAACAGCCTCTGGCAGCCCACGGCGACGGAGCGCGCCACCATCGGCAAGACCGTCGCGGACACCATCAAGGTGATCAAGGACACCGGCCTATTTCCCGAAGCCGCGCTGTCCCGTGCTGCTGAGACGGCACTGGTCGAGTTCAGCGTCCTGCCCGGCCTGGAGGCGGCCATGGAGGAGTACGGCGAAGAGCTGCCAGACGAGGAGGGCGGCGAGGCTGAAAGCGAGGATGAGCAGTTGCCACCAGGTGGCACCCAGCTGCAGGACGCTGCGCCGCGCCCGCTGTACATCCAGCGCAAGGTGGTCAACACCGCCGAGCTACTGGCCTGGGCCAAGGGGCAGGGCTTCGAGGTTACCGTCCCGGCGGACCAGCTCCACGTCACGATCGCCTACAGCAAGCAGGCGGTGGACTGGATGAAGGTGGGCACGGCCTGGAACGACGGCCCGGATGGATCGATGACGGTCCCACCAGGTGGTGCGCGGCTGGTCGAGCCCCTGGGCGACGAGGGCGCGGTGGTGCTGCTGTTCAACAGCTCCGAACTGGCCTGGCGCCATATGGCCATCCGCGAGGCCGGCGCGTCCTGGGACTTCGAGGACTACCAGCCCCACATCACCATCACCTATCAGCCCGGCGAGGTGGACCTGGCCAAGGTCGAGCCGTACCGCGGCCGCATCGAGCTGGGCCCCGAGATATTCGAGCCGCTCGATGAGAACTGGAACGCCAAGGCTCTGGAGGCCTGATATGGAAACCTTCACCCAACCGAAAATCACCGGCTACCGGCAGCTCAACGAGCAGGAGGCCGCGCTCATGAACGAGATCAAGGCCAAGGGCGTCGAGCTGGGCGCCTTGGTCGAGAAGCTGCGCGCGACCGAGGGCCTCGACCAGCGCTGGGTCAGCATCGGCGCAACTGACCTGCAGACCGGCCTCATGGCGCTTACCCGCGGCGTGGCTCAGCCCACCACGTTCTGACCGCAGCGCCCCTCCCAAGGAAACGACCATGCTCCTGCACGACTCCGTGTCGGTTTCGGCTGTCCGCCGAACCACTGACGGCTACCTCGTGGCCGAGGCCCGGGTAGCGCGCACTGGCATCCAGGACTACCTCGGCACCGAGGTGGGCAAACCTGAGATGCCCGTCGTCCGGCTGTACCGCCCGCCCGAGGCCGTATTCGCCGAGGACGCCATGCGCTCCTACGCCTATCGGCCCATGACCAACGGCCACCACGGCGACGTGAACGCCGACAACTGGAAAGAACTGGCCGTGGGCCAGACCGGTGCTGAGGTGCTGCGCGACGGCGAGTTCGTCCGGGTCCCGATGGTGGTGATGGATGCTGCCGCTATCCGCGATGTCGAGGGCGGCCGCCGCGAGCTCTCCATGGGCCTGGAGGCCATCGTCGTCTTCGAGGATGGCACGACCCCTGACGGCGAACCCTACGACGCCCGCGTGGAAAGCATGCGGATGAATCACCTGGCGCTCGTTGATCGGGCGCGAGGTGGCGAGCAACTACGGATCGGGGACCAGCGCAGCCCCGGTGCGAATACCCCTGCGCACCCCAACGACAACGGAGGCCATCCCATGGCTGATTCTCTGCGCACGGTCATCGTCGATGGCCTGTCTGTGCAAACCACTGACCAAGGCGCTCAGGCGATCGAGAAGCTGACCAAGCAGCTGGCCGACGCAGGCGTCAACGTCAAGACGCTGACCGATGCTCACACCGCGGCCATCGCCGGCAAGGACCGCGAGCTGGCAACCAAGGACAACGAGATCGAGAAGCTGAAGGGGCAACTGCTCTCCGACGCCCAGATCGATGCTCGCGTCCTGGCGCGCGGTGACCTGATCGGCAAGGCCAAGTCCATCGCCGACGCCGACTACAGCGGCAAGAGCGACGACGAGATCCGCAAGGCCGCCGTGATGGCCAAGCTGGGTGACGCCGCGGTGGCCGGCAAGAGCGCCGACTACATCACCGCTCGCTTCGACATCCTGGTCGAGGACTCCAGCGATCCGGTGCGCCAGCACCTGAGGGCGCAGGACGGCCAGCCCAAGAACCCCAACGACAACGGTCAAGACGCCTATGAGGCGCGCGTGACTGATGCCTGGAAAGGAGGTGCCAACTAATGCCGTCCATTCAGACCAGCTATTCCGAGAACATCCGCGCCAGCGTACCGGGCCACATCCCGGACATGACCCACGCCGACGTCGTGTCTCGCACTGTCGAGTCGGCTGCCGGCCTGGGCTTCGGCCTGCCGGTGTTCCAGGGCACCGCCGACAAGGCCGTCCGCGTCTTCGCCACTGGCGATACCGCGGCCAAGTTCGTGGGCGTGTCGGTCCTGGACCGCTCCGCCAGCGGCCCCAACGGCTTCGTCCAGTTCGAGTCCGCGCGCATCCTGCTCAACGGCCCGATCAGCGTTACCGCCGCCGTGGCGGTTAAGGCGAGCGACCCGGTAACGGTCACCGCCGACGGCACCTTCAGCAACACCGGTGGCATCACGATTCCGAACGCTCGCTGGGACACCAGCGCCGCGGCCGGCGCCGTCGCCAACATCTTCCTCAAGTAAGGAGCCGACATGCGCGCCCCCTTCAAGCTTCTGGACGCCCAGGCCGCCCTGGGCTTCGTGATCTCCCAAACCACGCACATCGAGCGTGGCGTCAACGCCATCCAGTACCCGGACATCCAATATCCGGAACTCGTACCGGTGGATACCTCTGCCAGTCCCTGGGCCAAGACCGTCACCTACTTCTCCTCGGACAAGTACGGTAAGGCCGACTGGATCAACGGCAACTCCGACGACATTCCTCGCGCCGGTACCGAGCTGAGCAAGTTCGAGACCCAGGTCCACACCGCCGGTGTCGGCTACGGCTACGGTCTCGAAGAGATCAGCCAGGCTGCGATGCTGGGCTACAACCTCGACGCCGAGGATGCCGCTGCTGCGCGCCGTGCCTACGAAGAGATGGTCGACCGTGTCGCGATCTACGGCGATAGCTCCAAGGGCTTTTATGGCATCACCAACGCGCCGAACGTGACTGCCGGTTCGGTCACCAACGGCAGCTGGGCCACCGCCACGTCGGACAAAATCCTCGCCGACGTGAACAACCAGCTGTCCGGTCAGGCCCAGGGCACTCTGTACGGCGCTCTGGCTGACACCCTGCTGCTGCCCATGGACGCCCTGACCCTGCTGGCGACCCGCATGGTGACCGAGCTGTCCACCGAGACCATTCTCAGCTGGCTGCTGCGCAACAACGTCTACACCGCGCAGACCGGCCAGCCGCTGAAGGTCCGAGGCCTCCGTGGCCTGGAGCGAATGGGCGCCGGCAACACCCGCCGCATGGTGGCCTACCGCCGCGACCCGTCGGTGGTGAAGTTGCACCTGCCCATGCCGCACCGCTTCCTGCCGGTGTTCCAGGCGGGTCCGCTGCGCTTCGAGATCCCCGGCATCTTCCGCCTCGGCGGTGTGGATGTCCGCCAGCCGCTGCAAGTCCGCTACGCCGACGGCCTGTAAGGAGGTCCCATGCCCGAGATCATCAACACCAGCGGCACGCCGATCGGCCTGCCCGACGGCTCCGTCATCCCGCCGAAGCAGGCCGCGCCGGTGGACAACTGGGACGACTTCAAGGACCGCGCCAACCTGAAGCACTACGTTCAGCACGGTGTGCTGGTCGTGGCGGCCAGCGCGGGCGGCCAGCCTTCGTCCTCGAACCCGAGCCAGGGCGCCAGCGAGACCGAAGAGGAGCAGCAGAAGCGCGACCTGCGCGGCAAGCTGGACCTGCTCGGCATCCAGATGCACCCGAACACCGGACTGGAAAAACTGCGCAAGGCCCTGGCCGAAGCCGAGGCCGCGAAGGCGCGCACCGACGTCATCGAGGCCCTCAAGGCCAAGGACGTCGAGTTCGACGAGACCGCGAGCCTGGACGAGCTGAAAGCCAAGCTGGAAGCCGCCGAGTAACACCCCGGGCGGTTCGCCGCCCATCTATTCGAGATCGACGCCATGGCAGATTCCTACGGCACCCTGCTGGGCGCCGACGCCTACCACGCCGCCCGCGCCAGCACCGGCTGGGCAGGTGACGAGGCCAGCAAACAGGCCGCACTGCTGCGTGCCTCGGTCTACATCGACGGCCGGTACCGGAAGCGTTACCGCTCCGGCCGCTGGGTGTCGATGTTCCCCGGCGAGAAAGCGCTGGGCCGCGCCCAGGCCCGGGAGTGGCCACGTATCGGCGCCCAGGATTACAGCGGAAACCCCATTGGCGCCGGCGAGGTGCCCGCCGAGGTCGAGCAGGCCACCTATGAGGCCGCCCTGCGCGAGCTGGTGAGCCCAGGCAGCCTGAGCCCTGACTTCGTTGCCACCAGTCTGGTCAAGAGCGAGAAGGTCGGCCCGCTGGAAACGACCTACGCGGTGCCTGATGCCAGCGCCCCGGGCGCCGCCCCGACCCGGCCGGTAATCACTCTGATCGACGAGATCATCGCGCCGGTGCTGGTCGCCCGGTTCGAGCTGCCCGCCGTGGTGGTCGTGTGACCGAGGCCGAGATCCTCGCCGCCATCGACGGCATGGCGCCGGCGCTGCAGCGGGCCTACCTGGAGCAGATCCGCGCCGCGGTCGACGCCGCAGTCATCACCGAGGTGGAACAGCTGATCGCCCAGCAGGACGACGCTGGTCTGGTGACCCTGCTGTCCCCTGGCGCCTTCGCCGCGCTGCTGGAGGCGGTCCGCGCCGCCTACATCAAGGGCGGCACCCTGGTGGTCATCAAGATGCCCGGCGGACGGAAGGTGCAGTTCGACCAGCACGCCGAGGCCGCACAGCGCTGGCTCAACCAAAACGCCGCCGACCTGACCGGCACCATCGCCCGGCAGCAGGCCGAGGCAATCCGCGTGATGACCGCCGCCGGCCGCGCCGCCGGACGCACGCCGCGCCAGATCGCGCTGGACGTCGTCGGCCGCCGCAATGAGCGCACCGGGCGTCGCCAGGGCGGTGTGCTGGGGTTGTCTGCCCCTGAGGCCCAGGCCATCGCCACCACGCGCGAACAGTTGCGCAGCGGCGTCGCTGAACGCATGCGCCAGTACCTGGCCAAGGCCGACCGCGACCGGCGCCTGGATGGGATCGTCGAGCGCGCCATTGAGCAGGGGAGACCGGTGACGGTCACCGATGCACAGCGGATCACCACTGCCTACGCGGCGGCCAAGGTCGACAAGCATGCGCTGCTGGTGGGCAAGGCCCAGGCGCATGAGGCACTGAACGCCGGCTTCAACCGCCTGCACGGCCAGGTGCTCGAAGGCCCGGTCAAGCCGCGGTCGGTGGAGAAAATCTGGCGCAACAAGGGCGACCTGCGGGTCCGCCATGCCCACGTCACCCTCGGCGGTGTTCGCGTGAGCTTCAACCAGCCGTTCCAGTCGCCAACCGGCGCGCGGCTCAACTACCCCGGCGACAAGACGCTGGGGGCCTCCTGGGCCGACCTGGCGAACTGCCGGTGCACGGTCTCGTATCGAGTGACGTGGTGATCGAAATGCGCGTATCCGTTGACACGCAAGACCCTGGCTATAGCCCTGGCCTGATCGGCCGCGGCGTGAAGGTGTTCCTCGATGACATCGAGCAGCGCCGAGTGGTGACCGCAGACGACGAGCTTGGGCTGGTCGTGATGTACGACGTGGACGAGCAGGGGCAGGTCAAGATGGAGGGCGACGAGGTCGTCCGCATCACTGCCCATGGCGCTGTGAAGATCGAGATGCCCTATGCCTGACATTCATGACCGCGGCCGGGCCCTGGCCATCCGCATGCTGGCTCCGCGCTCCAAAGGCGGGAAGGGCCTGAACCTCACCCTGACCAAGCCAGGCCAGAAGGCCTACGACCCTACCACCAGCACCGTCACCACCGCGCCCCAGGCCTTTACCGGCTCGGGCCTGCGCGAGAGCTACAAGCAGACCGACATCGACGGCACGCTCATCCGGCAGGGCGACGTCAAGCTACTGGTCTCGCCGGTGCAGGCCGACGGTACCGATCTGCCGGAGCCAGTCACCGGCGACCAGATCCGGTTCGACGGCAAGGTGCTGAAGGTCATCAGCGTTGAGCCCTGGAACTACGCGGGTGTCGCCTGCGGCTACGAGGTTCAGGGGAGGGCGTAGGCCATGGCCAAGACGCACCACATGACGGCGCGCTACGGCGGCCTGGAGGGCGACTTCGTGGCCCAGCTGGAAGAGTTCCAGCTGCAGGCCCTGGCCGCCATCGAGCAGACGCTGCGCGACGTCGTCATTCAGATCGGCGAGTCGCTGATCAACCTCAGTCCGGTGGACACCGGCAGGTTCAAGGCGAATTGGCAGCTGACCATTGGCGCCCCGGCGAACAGCAGCCTGATCACCACCGACAAGGAGGGCGACGACACCATCGCGCGCCTGGTGGCTGCTGCCAATGCCCTAGAGCCCGGGCAGGTGGCTTACCTGGTCAATACCCTGGTCTACGGCATCCCGCTGGAGTATGGCCATAGCCAGAAGGCACCCCACGGCATGGTGCGGATCACCATCGAGCAATTCCAGCAGATGGTCAAAGAGGCCGCGGAGGCGCACCAAGTATGAGCCAGAAGCGCATCCGCCAGTTGTTCGAGTCGAGGCTATCGGCCTGGGCCGTTGCCAAGGGCTACCCGGTGGCCTACCAGAACCAGGACTTCACCCCGCCCGAGAACGGCATATACCTCCGCGCCTATTTGCTGCCGGCTCCTACCGGTAGCGACACCCTGGCCGGGGACCACCGTCGGTACCAGGGCGTGTTCCAGATCAGCGTGGTGGTGCCGACCGGGCAGGGGGCTGGCCAGGCCGAGGACATCATCGGCGAGCTGGCGGAGCTGTTCCCGCTGTACGACCGCCTGAGCCTGGACGCCTTCACCGTGGTGATCACCACCCCGGTTAGCCAGGGACCTGAGGTCCCCGAGGCCAGCACCTTCACCTTGCCGGCCAGCTTTAGCTACCGCGCCGACACCAACTGATTCGCCCGTTGGGCAAACCCGAGACCCGCCCTTGCGCGGGTTTCTTCATTTCTGCACGAGGAATAGACCATGGGCTACAAGCTCCCCAACGGCGCCACCTTCCAGATGGCGTCCACCTACGGCCCCGCCGTCGCCATCAGCGCTATCAGCAACGCCAGCGAGGCTATCGCGACCATCGGTTCCGGCGCGGCGATCGCCACCGGCGACATCGTCCTACTCACCTCCGGATGGAGCCAGCTGAATGGCCGCGTGGCGCGGGTGAAGGCTGTGAACTCCACCGCGGTGACGCTGGAGGGGATCGACACCACCAACCTGACCAGCTTCCCGGCTGGCGGTGGTGTCGGCTCCATGAAGAAGATCACCGCGTGGGTGGTGATCCCGCAGATCACCGAGGTGGCATTCGCCGGCGGCGAACAGCAATACACCGACGTCGTCTTCCTCGAGGACGCCCAGGGCCGCCAGCTGCCGACCGACAAATCTGCGGCCAGCATGACCCTGACCATCGCGGACGATCCGGTCCAGGCCTGTGTGCCGGTGCTGAAGGCCGCGGATGCGAGCCAGCAGGTCGAAGCTGCCCGACTGAATCTGCCTGGCAACGACTCGCTGTTCTACGGTGCGTTCATCTCCTACTCCAAGCAGCCGGTGGTCGCGCGTAGCCAGATCCTGACGCGCACCGTTGGCCTGGCCCTCCAGGCCGAGCCCACCCGCTACTCCACCGCTGCCTGAGGCTGATCATGGCGAAGAAATTCTCGATTCAGCAGGCGCCGACCTTCAAGGCTGACGTGTCGCTGCCCCGCGTGGGCGGTGACGTCATGGTGGTCCCGTTCACCTTCCGTTTCCTGGACCGCGTCGAGCTGGCCAAGGTCTTCGACGGTTGGAACCAGCAGGAGAAGGAGCTGGTGGAAGTCGTCCAGGGTAAGTCGGTCGAGGAGGCCACCCAGCTGGAGGTCGACATGCAGGTCGGCCAGATCCAGCAGGTGGTGGTGGGCTGGGGCTTCGACGACGAGTTCAACGAGGACTCCATCCGTGCGCTGGCGCTGACCTCGGTCAATGCCCCTGCCGCGGTGCTCAGCGCCTACCACCAGGCCTATCGGCCGGCCAAGTCGGGAAACTGAGGGAGGCGGCGCGCGCGCTCTACGGTGGCGCGCCGCCCGAGGCAGCACTCTCGGCCTTTGGCCTATCGGCAGCGATGTTCGAAGAGGACGACGTGGAGGTCTGGCAGCACAACTGGCAGGCCTTCAGCGTGTTCGAGGCGATGTCGACCCAATGGCGCACCGGCATGGCCGGCGCCAGCGGGCTCGACTATGCGGCGTTGCCCGTCGTAATGCGCCTGGTGGGCGTGCCCAAGAAGGATCGCGACCAGGTGTTCCATGACGTTCGCATCATGGAGGCCGAGGCGCTGGCAGTGATGGCGGAGCAAAAAGCAGAATGACGAACATCGCCCAACTAGGTATTCGGGTCGAATCGGAAAGCGTCGACACCGCCGCCACTGATCTCGATCGCCTGGTGCAGGCCGGCACCCGCACTAACGCCGAACTAGCCGCGCTCAACCTGAAATCCCGCGAGGCCACCCGCTCCCTGTCCGATATGGCACAGCGGCAGCTGGAGTCGGCCACGTCCCTGGCTCAGATTGCCAAGGCCGCGGTGACGGTCAACCACGAGCTGCAGTCGCTGGGACTCAAGCAGACCTACGTCGCTGAAAGCATGAGCGACATGGCCCTGTCCTCGCGGCAGACCGTGGATCAGCTGGAGCTGCTGAATAGCCGCCAGCAACAGTCGGTGCAGTCGATGGCGAACCTCGGCTCTGCCGTGGATCGTTCGTCTGCCGAGTTTCGGAGCGCCGCGGCGTCTTTGCGGGAAATGACGGCGCAGCTGCAGGCCCTGGCCGTCACGGCGCCGAAGACCATCCCGCCACTGAAGTCGCAGAAGGAGCAGCTCGCCCAGCTGCTGGGACAGATCGACCCCACTGTCGCTGCCTTGGATCGGCTGGACGCCCAGCAGCGCAAGCTGCAGAGCTTCAAGGCGAAGGGCCTGATCGATGCCGAGACCTTCGAGCGTTTCAACGGCCAGCTGCAGCAGACCCGGACGGGCCTGACCGACTTCGACTCAGGCCTCACGCGAACCGGCAACACTGCCAAGCAGACCGCCGCGGCGCTGCGCAACGTGCCAGCCCAGTTTACCGACATCGTGGTCAGCCTCCAGGCCGGCCAAGCCCCTCTGACGGTGCTGCTGCAGCAGGGCGGCCAGCTGAAGGATATGTTCGGCGGTATCGGGCCGGCGGCGAGCGCGCTGGGTGGCTACGTGCTCGGCCTGGTCAATCCGTTTACGGTCGCCGCCGCTGCTGCCGCCGTGCTCACCCTGGCGTACTACCAGGGCAGCGAAGAGGCCACCGCATTCGAGAAGGCCCTGATCCTTTCCGGCAACGCCGCTGGCACCACCGCAGACCAGTTGGCGGAGACTGCGAAGCACATCTCCAACGTGGTCGGCACCACCGGCCAGGCAGCCGCGGCCTTGGTGCTGATGGCGCAGAGCGGCAAGATCGCCGCCGAGAACATGGAGCAAATCGGCGTTGCCGCCGTGTCGTTCTCCAAGGCCACCGGCACCGCCATCGAGGACGTGGTCGCGCAGTATGTCGCCCTGGGCAAAGAACCCGTAGAGGCTTCGCGCAAGCTCAATGACCAGTACGGCTACCTGACCGCTGCGGTCTATGAGCAGATCACCGCGCTGGAAGCCCAGGGCGAGCGCGAGCAGGCCGCGGCGCTTGCCCAGACCGCCCTGGCAGATGCTCAGGATCAGATGGCAACCCGCGTCCAGGAGAGCCTGGGCTCGCTGCAGCGTGGCTGGAATTCCCTGGCCTCTGCTGCCAAGGGCGCCTGGGACGCGATGCTCGGCATCGGCCGTGAGGAGACCCTCCAGACTCGGATCGACAAGCTGTCCAGCTTTATCGAGAAGCGCGCGAAGCTGGGTGGATACGACAACACCGACTACGAGCGGCAGCTGGAGGTCCTGAAGGCGCAGCTGGCAACTGAGCAGCAGCGATCCAAGGAGCAAGGCGATAGGCGCAAGCAGAACGCAGACGCTATCGAGGCCGCGACCAAGGTAAAGGCGCTGACCGATGAGACGCTCAGCAACGAAGAGAAGCGGAACAAGAAGAAGGAGGAATACCTCCGCCTGATCAGCGAGATCCGAAAGGCGAACCCTGATTCGGACCTGGTCAAGCAGGCCAACGTCGACAAGGTCCTGGCCAACATCGACGACAAGTACAAGGACCCGAAGACCCGGACCCGCACGCGCCGCAGCGCCGTCGACCTGACGGACCTGAACGATGAGCAGAACGCCCGGAAGGCCCTGGTTTCCAGCTACGCCAACAGCCAGAAGGAACTGGAGGCCCAGCAGAAGGCAGGGCTGATCACCCAGGAGGCCTACTATCGCCAGCGCGTGGTGCTGATCAACGCCGAGAAGGAGCAGGTCACTGCCGCCTACCAGGGCGAGATCGATGCGCTGGAACAGGCCAAGGCGCGCAGCACCACCAGCGCAGAGCAGCGGATCCAGCTCGACCAGAAGATCGCTGACGCCCGGGCCAACATGGTCAAGGCGCAGAAGGATGCAGACAGCGAGCTGTCGGTCCTGGCGCTGAACGAGCAGGGCCGGCTGAAGAAGCAGGAGGAGTCGGTCCGGACCTATACCGATGCCCTCCAGCAGCAGGTTCGCACGCTGCGCGACCAGGGCCAGCGGTCCGCCGCGACGCTCGGCATGGGGGATCGCCAGCGCTCGCTGTACGACAGCCAGAACGCGATCACCGACCGCATCAACAGCAGTCGGCTGGAGCTGGCCAACCAGTACGGCGACGGCTCGCGCGGGATGAGCATCGAGGAGTACCAGCGCAAGCTGGATGCCCTGAAGGCCACGGAAAACGACCTCCGCGCCACTGTGGTGGCCAACTACGACGATATGAGCCGCGCTCAAGGGGACTGGCGCAACGGCGTCACGGCGGCGCTGCAGGACTATCAGGACTCGGCCCGGAACATCGCGGGCCAGACCAAAAGCCTGGTGACCGGCGCCTTTGGCAGCATGGAGGATGCGGCTGTCAGCTTTGCCACTACTGGCAAGGCGTCATTTTCCAGCTTTGCCACTGCTGTAATCGGTGACATGGCCCGTATCGCTGCACGGGCAGCCAGCAGCGCGGCCCTTTCCGGATTGCTGAGCCTGGCGACCACCGCGGCAACGGCGTATCTCGGCAGCCCTTCGTCAACCAGCGCGTCTGCAGGATCCACCCAGGCCGGCTATACCGGCTCGGATTACAGCAACTGGGTGGCAGGGCAGCGCGCGGCTGGTGGACCGGTCGCGGCCAATTCGCTGTATCAGGTGAATGAGCTGGGGCCGGAGCTGCTGAACCAGGGCGGCAAGACCTACCTGATGATGGGCAGTGAGGGCGGTTCGATCACTCCGCTGACGTCGGGGGCCAGCGCGGCTACTGCCGCCGGCGCTGGTAGGGCGGGTGACGTGCGCGTGACCATTGTCATCAACAGCGACGGCGGCGCTGATGTGTCCAGCAATACTCCAGGGCTTGAACAGTTCGGCCAGGAGATGGGGCGGATCGCCGAGGCAAAGTATCGGGAGATGGAGACCCGGTCTATCTCGCAAGGCGGCAATATCAACCGAGCTATCAAAGGGAGGGTATGACCATGCCAGAGACTTTTACCTGGCGCCCGGATAGCCGTGCAGCCGCCGACTTCCAGCAGCGTACCCGCTCAGCGAAGTTCGGCGACGGGTACGCCCAGGAAGCCGGAGACGGGCTGAATAGCGAGACGCAGGACTGGCCGCTGACCTTCACCGGAAGCAAAGCGCGCATCGTGGAGATCCTGAACTTCCTGCGCGCTCGGAAGGGCTACCAATCCTTCTACTGGACGACCCCCTTCGGCGAACAGCTGTTGTTCAAGTGCAAGGGGTACAAGCCGGAGAACGTCGGCGGCATGACCTGGCGCTTGTCCGCGACCTTTGAGCAACACTTCCAACCCTGAGGATCACCATGGGCATCAATGCCGACATCCAGACCCTGGAGCCAGGGGCGCTGGTGGAGTTGTTCGAGCTGGATGCAACTGCCATCGGCGCCGAGCTGTACCGATTCCATGGGTACCAGCGCACCGGCAGCATCTGGTGGCAAGGCCTGGAGTATTCGCCCTGGCCCATTCAGGCCGACGGGTTCGAGATGACCGGCGATGCGCAGCAGCCGCAGCCCAAACTGCTGGTAGGCAACGTCACCGGCTTCATCAGCGCGCTGTGCCTGGGGTTCGACGACCTGGTGGGCGCCAAGCTCACCCGGAGGCGGACGCTGGCGCGCTACATGGACTCCAGAAACTTCCCGGGCGGTAATGCTGAGGCAGACCCGGAAGAGGAGTTTCCCGCCGACATCTGGTACGTGGAGCAGAAGACTGGCGAGAGCAAGACCCAGGTGGAGTTCGCCCTGGCGTCACCGATCAACCTGAACAACAAGCAGCTGCCAGGGCGCCAGATCATCGCCAACTGCTGCCAATGGCTCAGCATAGGCGGCTACCGCGGCCCTTACTGCGGCTATACCGGCGGGCCGGTGGCCACTGACGACGACATCATCACCACGGATGCCGCTCAAGATCGCTGCAGTGGCACGCTCAAGGGGTGCAAGCTGCGATTCGGCGAGAACAACCAGCTGCGCTACGGGTCGTTCCCAACGGCGGGGAGGATAGGTTGATGCGGATCACCAAGGCGGTTCGTGCTGCCATTGAAGCCCAGGCGCTGGCCGCCTACCCGCGAGAGGCCTGCGGGCTTATCGTGCGAGAGCAGGGCGCCCAGCTATTCGTGGCCTGCGAGAACACGGCCACGACGCCAAGCGAGCACTTCCGCATCGCGCCGGAAGCCTTCGCTGATGCTGAGGACCGCGGGAAGGTGTTGGCCGTGGTGCATAGCCATCCGGATTATTCACCGCAGCCGAGCGAAGCGGACCGGGTCGCCTGCGAGGCCTCAGGGCTGCCCTGGCACATCATCGAGGTGCGCCGACAGGACGATGGGCAGGTCGTAGCAGGCGAACTGGTCAGTATCGAGCCGGACGGTTACCGCGCACCCTTGATAGGTCGGCCGTTCTCCCACGGCGTGCTGGACTGCTACCAGCTGCTGGTCGACTACTACGACCGGGAGCTGGGCATCCAGCTGCAGCAGTTCGAGCGCCAGGACGAGTGGTGGAACAAGGGCCAGGACCTTTACCTGCGGCACTACGCTGAGGCGGGCTTCGCGCCGGTCGATGACTTGCAGCAGGGCGACGTGATCGTCATGCAGGTCCGGGCGCCGGTCCCAAATCACGCTGGCATCTACCTGGCCGACGGCCGCCTCAAGACCGAGCCCGAGCACTACCCCGCGCCGGGCTCGGTCCTTCATCACCTCTATGGTCGGGACAGCCGCCGTGATGTTTACGGGGGGTTCTGGGCGGAAGCCCATCGCCTGACCCTTCGCCACAAGGACCTGATGAAATGAGCGAGCGTATTCGCGTCGTGCGCCTGTACGGCGTCCTCGGATCCCGGTTCGGGCGAGTGCATCGCCTGGTCGTCAACAGCGCAGCGGAGGCTGTGCGGGCCCTATCGGTTCAGCTGCCAGGCTTCGAGCAATTCTTCTATGAGGCCAAGGGTCGGGGGCTGGTATTCGCCGTCTTTCATGGCCGGCGCAACATTGGCCAGGACGAGCTAGGCCATCCGCCGGGCAGGGCGGAGATCCGCATCGCCCCGGTGGTTGCAGGTAGCAAGAGAGCCGGCCTGGTCCAGACGGTGATCGGCGTCGCGCTGATCGCGGTCGCCACGGTAATGACCGGCGGGGCTGCGGGCATTGCCGCTGGTGGTCTCTGGGGCACGGTTGGCATGGTGGGCGTTTCCCTAGCACTCGGCGGGGTCACCCAGATGATGACCAAGCAGCCGAAGGGCCTGGACACCAACGACAGGGCGGAGAACAGCCCGAGCTACAGCTTCAATGGCCCAGTGAATACCCAGGCGCAGGGCAATCCAGTGCCGCTCCTCTACGGACGCATGATTGTCGGCAGCGCCGTGCTCAGCGCAGGTATCTACGCCCAAGACAAAGCCTAATTTACTCGACTGATTCCAGACCCGCTTCGGCGGGTTTTTTCATGCCTGGAGTATGTGCATGGACGAGCAACAACCCATCATCGGCGCCAAGGGCGGGAGCGGGGCCGCCAAGGCGCCCACCGAGACCCCGGACAGCCTGATCAGCATCGCCTATGCCAAGGTTCTGGATGGCCTCACCGAAGGGCCCGCAGTCGGCCTGGTGAACGGCAACCAGTCCATTTTTCTAGACAAGACCCCTCTGTCGAATTCCGATGGCAGCCAGAACTTCAGCAATGTAACGGTGGAGGTTCGCACCGGTGAGGCGGACCAGGACTATGTGCCGGGCTTCCCTTCCGTGGAAAGCGAGACCGGCGTGGGGGTGGAGCTCAAAGCCAGCCAGCCCTGGGTGCAAGCCTTGAGCAATACCGAGCTGTCGGCCGTGCGCATCCGGCTGCAGGTTCCCTACCTGTCGGAGACAGACAGCAAGGGCAACATCAACGGCTACAAGGTCGATTACGCCATCGATGTGGCCACTGACTCGGGCGCCTATGTCCAGGTGCTGGCCAGCTCCTTCAACGGAAAAACCACCAGCAACTACGAGCGCAGCCATCGCATTGATCTGCCGGTAGCCAGGTCCGGTTGGCGCGTGCGCGTGCGTCGGCTGACTGCGGATGCCACCAGCTCGAACATCCAGAGCACCACCAATATCGCGTCCTACACCGAGATCATCGACGCCAAGCTACGCTATCCCTATACCGCGGTGGTGGGGATCACCGTCGATGCCTCGCAGTTCTCCAGCATTCCCTCGCGTGCCTACGACGTGAAGGGCCGGCTGGTCCGCGTGCCGAGCAACTATTCACCCGAGAATCGGACCTATTCCGGGACCTGGGACGGCACCTTCAAGCTGGCCTGGACCGATAACCCAGCCTGGATCTACTACGACCTGCTGCTCAATGATCGCTACGGCTTGGGTGCGCTTATCTCCGCCGCCCAGGTAGACCGCTGGAGCTTGTACCAGATCGCCCGCTATTGCGATGAGGCGGTAGCTGACGGGAAGGGCGGCACCGAGCCGCGCTTCGCCTGCAACGTCTACCTGCAGACTCGCGCCGATGCCCTGCAGGTGCTGCAGGACCTGGCGTCCATCTTCCGCGGCATGGCGTATTGGGCCGCAGGCAGCGTCATGGCTGTCGCCGACATGCCGAGCGACCCGGTCTACACCTACAACCAGGCCAACGTGATCGACGGCGCCTTCAACTATGCAGGCAGCGCCAAGAGCACCCGCTTCACCGTCGCTCTGGTGAGCTGGAACGACCCGGCCGACTTCTACCAGAAGAAGGTCGAGTATGTGAGCGATCAGAAGGGCCTGGCGCGCTATGGCGTGCAGCAGACCGAGATGACCGCTTTCGGCTGTACCTCCCAGGGCCAGGCCCAGCGCCTGGGGCAGTACACGCTGCTGACCAACCGCTTGGAGAATGAGACGGTCACCTTCGCGGTAGGCCTGGATGGCACCATCGCGCGCCCAGGCCAGATCATCCGCGTAGCGGACGAAGCGCGGGCAGGGCGGCGCATTGGCGGCCGGATCAAGGCCGCTACCGCAGACAACGTGACCCTGGACAGCGACGCTGCAGTAGCGGCAGGCGATACCCTCGTGGTGATCTTGCCCAGCGGCGTGGCTGAGACGCGGAAGGTCAAGACCTACGCGAACCGGGTAGTGACTGTTGCTCAAGCCTTCACTGCGGCGCCGGTGGCTCAATCCGTCTTCGCTATCGAGACCACCACCCTGGTACCGCAGACCTTCCGAGTCCTAACGGTTACCGAGGACTTCGGTGCCGATGGGCTCAAGTACGCCATCACGGCCATCAAGCACGTACCCGGGAAGTATGCAGCTATCGACAACGGGGCTCAGATCGTCACCCTACCAGTGACCGTCATCCCCAGCAGCGTGCAGGCGCCGCCGACGAACATCCAGCTGTCCAGCTACGACTCCGTCGACCAGGGCATTTCGATCAGTACCCTACGCGCAACCTGGGAAGCACCGGCCAATGCCGTCTCCTATGACGTCTGGTGGCGCCGGGATAGCAACGACTGGACCTATGCCGGGCGCTGCTACACCACGAGCATTGAAGTGCGCGGCGTTTATGCCGGTACCTACCTGGTGCGGGTGGCCGCGATCAACGCGCTGGACGCCGCTTCGATATGGGCCTACAGCCAGCCTACAGCGCTGGCAGGAAAGGTAGGCACGCCGCCGGCGCTTGCCCTGCTGAAAACCACCGCAGGCCCGTGGAAGATCACGCTGGACTGGGCCTTCCCAGCCGAAGGGGCAGGGGATAGCGCTTATACCGAGATCCAGCAGGCCACCACCGCCCAGGGCGACAAAGCCCAGAGCATGGGTCTGTTCGCGTTCCCAACCAACACCTACACCCTGAACGGCCTTGCGGCCGGAGCTCGCCTGTTCTTCCGTGGCCGGCTGATCGACCGCATCGGCAACGTGGGCCCCTGGACCAACTGGACCGTGGGCACCGCCAGCACGGATGCCACCGAGTACAACCAGCTCATCACCGAGGAGTTCGTCCACAGCGCCCTGGGCCAGGAGCTGTTCGATCGCATCGACCTTGTCGACGCGGACGCCTCGGTCCCGGGATCGGTCAGCAGCCGCATCGCGGAGACCCGTAGTGCCCTGCAGCAGGAGCTTGACGCCGTCCAGAACCAGCTCGATCAGATCGGCGACCTGGCCGATGCACAGGAGTACAAGAAGACCGAGGCCTACAAGGCCGGCGCCATCGTCACGGTGGACAACGCCCTGTTCCAGGCCAAGAAGGACGTGCCTGCGGCGGCCGATGGCAGCAGCGCGCCGCCAGCGACCACCTACTGGCGCGACGCCGGGGCAATCATCCGGGAAGGCGATGGGCTGGCCTCCCGCGTGACCTCCACCGAGAACACCGTCCGCACCCAAGACGGCAAGATCACCGCCAATAGCAACGACATCACTCAGCTGAAGACCTCGGTTTCTGGCAAGGCCGAAAGCACCACCGTGCAGGCCCTGCAGAACCAGGTCACGAGCCAGGGCAATACCGTCACCGCCCAGGGCTCGGCGATCACCAGCATCAACGCGGCGCTGGGCGATAGCGGCAGCGAAAACCTGCTCTATAACCCGGGCTTCGAGACTTATGCCGATGGCTATGTGGTTGCGGCTGGCTGGTATGCAGACGGCGATGCCAACGTGGGCAAGACCTACAGCAAGGTCGCCTCTTTCCTGAACGCCCAGACCTTCGCCCAGCGCATGGTGCTGACCAGCCTGTCGGCGTCGGCCGGCGCCTACATCTACAACGAGGACGTCCGGAACAAGGTCGTCACCGGCGCGCAGAAGCTGGCGGCGTCCATTTACGTCAAGGCGACCGCAGGAGCCGTCGTGTTCGTGGCGTTCCGCGCCTTCGACGCGGCCGGCAATGCCACCTACTACACCGAGGGCACGCGGGTCGTTGCGGATGGCACCGCGCAGCGGCTGACCTGCGTAGGCGAGTGCCCGGCCTCGACAGTCGGTATCCGGCTGATCCTGCGGGTCTACGGCACCGCCACGCTGTCGACGGTCACCGTGGACTGCGATAACGCGCAGCTGCAGCTGGGCACGACCGTGACCGGGTGGAAGGACAACACCAAGACGGTCATCGACAGTCTCGCCGGGCAAGCCACGGCCACCAGCCAGCTTGCGGGCCGGGTGACGAACGTGGAGGGCACGCTTACCAGCCAGGCCACCAGCATCACCAATCTGCGCAGCGACCTCGGCAACGCCGGCGGGGAGAACCTCCTCTACAACCCGACGTTCACCGAGGTGAGCCCGGATCCTCGCCTGGCGCTGGGCTGGAACATGGATGGTGGCGTCGTCGACTCGACGACCTCGGCATCCGCGAGCCTGGTGCAGTCCTGGCTCAGCTCGGCTGAAAAGTCGATGCGGATCGACTTTAAGGGGGTCGACACCAGCGCCCGTTATTTCTCGATCAACACCTCGGTCGCATATCGGGTCAAGGCAGCGGCTGGCCAGGCCGTCACCGCATCCATCTACATGCGCGGTACGCCGGGCATCCGGATGCAGATATTCGTCCAGGCGCTGAAGGCCGACGGCGTCGCGATCGGCGCGCCGGTGTCCCAGCTGTTCGAGATCGACGCCACCGGCAAGCGGTTCTCGTTCACCCACCCTGGGCTGCCGGCCGATACTGCCCTGGTATCCCTGTTCTACCGTGTCCGCTCTTCGGCTTCCGGCCTCACGGACGGCTTCGTTGAGGGCACCCGGGCACAGCTTGAGGTCGGTAACTCGGCCACGGGCTGGAGCAACAACGCCAAGGTCCTCTCGGCGCAGCAGGATGCGACCGCTACGGCCCTGTCCGGCCTGACTACCACCGTCAACAACCAGGGGAGCAGCATCACCAGCCAGGCAGGCCAGATCACCAGCCTGAGCACCAGTATCAAGGGCGCCGTGCAGCAGGCCTTCAACATGGTGCCGAACCCCAGTTTCGATCCGGCCTTCAACACTCTGGGCTTCTACATCGCGAAAACCACTGATGCAGGTGTTCCGGCGGGCTGTCCCTTCCCGTTCGCCGCGCGCATCCGCAACCGTGACAACGTCGTTCCCTTCGAACAGATGCCGAACTTCCCAGTGAAGGCCGGCGACGTCTATCGGATCTCGGCGTTGCTGGCATGCGAAGCGAACAGCGGCACCCGTCCGTTCCAGCACTATCTGTTCCGGGGCACGAGTGCTCTGGCAGGGCAGCAGGCCTTCGCCAACTCGCCGGCGCTGCAGCCGACGCAGACCTGGACCCGTCACACCTGGGATTTCACCGTCCCTGCGGGCACAAACTTCATGCGCCCGTTCTTGCAGATCGAGACCGGATCGAATGGCGAAACTGCCACTTGGTACGTGACCGACTGGCACTGCGAGAACATCACGGCGGCCAAGCAGGCCCAGGCCACGGCGGACGCGGCAGCGACGGCAGCGACGAACCTAGGGACCCGCGTTACCTCGGCAGAAGGGAGCATCACGAGCCAGGCCACGCAGTTGACCAACCTGCAGGCGCAGATCGCCGGCACCGGCATGTTCGCGGCGGGCGTCAACTTCGAGTTCCTGAACACGCTGCGGGGCGCCTATTTGGAGCAGGCCGCCAGCGGAGCAACGCTGACTGCCTACCAGCAGAACGCGACCCTGACCGGCTACGCCAACTTCCGGCTGCCGACGTTCGCCAACACCAATGGCGCGCAAAACTACCTGGTAAAGATGCGGATCCGCCGCCGCAACACCACCCGCAATCCTGGCCGCATCTACTGGGCCAACGAGGACGGTGGTTTGTCGGAGGCCCGGACGGCGACGTTCAACATCAACCTGAACACCACCGACTGGCAGGACATCGAGATCGATTTGTCGGGCAATACGGCCTGGGCGAGCAAGACGGGCAACTTCACCATCCGTTTCGACTTCCTGAACTCTCAGGACACGTCCGCAGTGGTGGACATCGCCTACATCGCCATTGGCCGCCGTGCAGCGGCAGCATCGGCCACCGCGCTGACCGATACCCAGGCTCTGGTGACCCAGCAAGGCGCCACGCTGACCTCTCAGGCTTCGTCGATCAGCACGCTGCAGACGTCGCTGGGCAATACCAATGCTTCGGTGCAGCAGATCAGCCAGGCCCAGGCCAACACGGATGGGAAGATCAACGCCAACTGGGCGGTGAAGTTGGGTGTCACCCAGGACGGGCTGTACTACTTCGCCGGTATCGGGGTAGGCATCGAGCCTGGTGGTGGCAACGTCGGCCTGCAGTCCACCGTAGCGGTCGCGTCGGATCGGTTCATGGTGCTGGGTCCTGGCATCGACGGGAAGGGCAAGGCGTTCTTCTCCGTTGTGAACGGCCAGACCTTCATCGATACCGCCTTCATCAACAAGGCCTATATCCGCGAGGGGATCATCGGCGAAACGCTCTATTCGTCGACCGGGACCAACTACGGCTCACCACTCCTGATCACCGACTTCAGGTCAGGTGAAATCCTGATCCAGAACAAGACCACCCAAGGGAGGTACATGATCATGCGCCAAGACGGCATTTTCCTGGTCGCCGATGGCGTCGTGCTCGTCGAGATGAGCCTGAGCTGATGCCCGGGTTCATCAACAGAGACGCCCAGAACCGTGTGATCTTCCAGCTGAACGAGAGCATCGTCCGGCTGGTCGGCTCCCACATGGTGAACGGCGGTACCACCAGCGGGCGGATCGACATCCCCGACTCCATCTCAGGGACCCCCTTCTATTTCTTCACGCCTAGTGAGAATCAGCAGGGTGTCCAGAGCACCGGCAACCAGGTCCGGCTGGAAGGACGCTCCATCATCTGGAGTGGCATGCCCGTCGGGACCGTTATCCGCTTTGGAGTCTACTGATGCCGGGCTTCAAGCTTCGCCGCCAGAACCAGACCGTGGCTATCGACACGGATTACTTCAACCTCGCGCTGCGCCAGACGGGAAGGGTGCGCACGGCCTCCTCGGGCCAGGCGAACCCCTACGTCCGAACGGTGACCTTCACCGTTAACGCAGACCAGCCAATCCTCGCCGTGCGAGCGCCATACCCGGTGTGCATCACCCATTCGGTGGTGAATGGCGGCCAGGTGACCTACACGCTGTACGGGATCCCGGATAGCGCCATCGACTTCGATGTCGACTTCTGGCTGTTCGACCTACCCAAGTACGGGATGATGTTCGCCTCCGCGGGCAAACTCATCGTGCGCAATCCTGCTACGCGGGAACCGGTCTTCGATTCCCGCATGAAGTACCTCAAGGTGCAGGACTTCTTTCTCGGAAACTCCAACTCCGATGAGACCCGGAACTATGGAAAGTACCCGGCAGTAGTGCTGGCAAATAGAGCCTGGGCTTACATCGTCCAACCTATGAACCAGCAGACGACGCGCATAGAAAGTCTGACGTCCACGGTCTGGACCGATGGCAACGCCGTGAAGTGCGGCAGCCGAAACATCTATTACATGGTCCGCCAATACAGCAGTAATGATCGAGCCATCAACTACAACGGTGGCAATCGCCAGGTCATGGTCGTCGACGTCGAAAACTACTGATCCACCCAATCCTATCAAGCCCGCCGCGCGCGGGCTTTTTCATGTCCGGAGGACACCGCTATGCCCTACGTCGTACTCGCCCCGTTCTACAACATCGATCCTTCCATGGAGTTCGCCACCGAGGCGGAAGCCGAGGCCAAGGCCAAAGAGATGCTCAACAGCAACCCGAACATCGAGGTGCGCACCGCCCAGCTCCTGAAGAAGTACAGCGCCAGCGTGCGGGTGACCTCGGCGGTGATCGAGGACGCGGCGCCCGCCCAGACCGGCGACGCTGGATCGGCCTGACCCTGCTGTCCTCACGAGCGTGAGGAATAGGCCTGCGAATCACCAGTGATCCGCCCTAATCCTCACGATCATGAGGACGCCACTGCGCACAGCCCGCCCCGCGCGGGCTTTTTTGTGCCTGGAGAAAACCATGCGGACATCCGCCGAGGGCGTCGCCCTCATGCACCACTTCGAGAGCTGCCGGCTGGTTGCCTACCCTGACCCGGGCAGCAAGGACGGCCACCCCTGGACCATCGGCTGGGGGCACACCGGCCCCGAGGTCAAGAAAGGCCTGGTCTGGACCCAGGCGCAGGCCGACGCAGCCTTCCTCCAGGACCTCGCAGCCACCGAGGCCGGCGTCCAGCGCCTGGTCAAGGTCCCGCTGACCCAGGGCCAGTTCGATGCCCTGGTCTCGTTTGCCTACAACGTGGGCCTGGACGAGAACCGGAACGGCAAGGCCGAGGGTCTGGGTGAGTCGACGCTCCTGCGCAAGCTGAACGCCAAAGACTATGCCGGCGCCGCCGAGCAGTTCCTGCGCTGGAACAAGAACGATGGCGCGGTCATGCACGGCCTGACCAGGCGCCGCACCGCCGAACAGTCCCTGTTCCAGGGCGCCACGGCCCAGGTGGCAATCGCCGCGGGTGAGCAGGCGAAACGCGCTACCGCCTGATTCGAGCAGCCCCACAACCGCGTCACCTCATAGGAGAGGGACTATGCAGTATCAACGCCGCCTACCGAACGCCATGGGACCGGTCTACGACCAGATGGAGGAGCGGGACCGCTTCGCCGGGCTCATGAGCACCGGAACCAACGTCCTCACCAAGCACCTATTCGGCCGCCTGCGCACCCAGGCGCTGACAAATGCCACCACCTTCAACATGCAGATCGAGCTGGAGTCGGACTTTCTGTCCTTCCGGGTCGGCATCCCCAACGTGCATACCGCGGTCGTGACCGGGGTCCGGGCCTGCGTCGGCGTCTCCGCTGCGGTGCCGGCCGCTGATTACCAGGTGTTCACCCAGCCGGAGCAGGGCGAGTGGATCGACCTGACCTTTAGCGGCAACGCCTCAGTGGATCTGCCGGCCCGGCTGGGCGAGGAACGCTACAGCATCGCTTGGTCCGATCCGGTGTTCCTGGCCAGCATCCCGCGGACTGACTCCGCCACCGGGCGGCCGGTGGTCATGGTCCGGATCGAATTCCCGGCGAACTCGGTCGCCTCGATGCCCTACAACAACCTCTACTACTGGCGTGGCTCGGGGCCGCGGGTCTATCGCTGCTCGAACCAGGAGGTGGCTGGCGTCACCACCAAGACGGCATTCACCCAGAACGGTGTCTATGCCAGCGGCGGCGACGAGAAGGCGGTGGTACCTGCGATCCAGTACCAGACCCTGGCGCGCGGTCACCAGGTGATGATCCTGGGCGACAGCATCCAGGAAGGCCTGGGCGGTAACGTGCGGGACTATGGCGGCATGCAGCGGGCGGTCTACGAGCTGTCGACCCCGGAGCGCCCGCTGGAATACTTCAACGCGGCGCTGCACGCCCAAGCGCCGGACCTCTACAGCCGGATGCTGGCCGACCACATCAACGCTGTGCGGCCCACCATCGTCACCTACTCGCCCTGGTCAGGGAATGACGTGACGGCCGGTACCGGCATCAGCGCCGCGGCCTTGCGCCGGCTGCGCGGATCCCTGGGCCGCGTGTTCGCCACGCTCCAGGCGGCCGGCCAGCGTCCGGTGGTGCTGTTGCCCGAGGCCACCCCGGTCAATACCGGCTACCGGGCGGTTGGTGCCAACGACCAGGCACGGCGGGACTACAACGCCAGCTGGCTGCCCAGGGTCTCTGGCGGGATCGTCATCAAGGGCTTCGCCGCGGCGATTACCGGCGGCCGAGACGCTGCTGGCCAGGACCAGATCCGGGACGGCGCCACCGGGGACAATGTCCACCCGAACGACTTCGGCCACGACCTGCTCAAGGATACGGTGAAGCCTTACCTCCAGCTGCTGCTGGATAGGGTGGCGTGATGGCCTTGCTCGAGCAGTACAGGGCGGCCGCGCTCACGGTTGCCGCAGTCGTCCTGCTCGGCCTGGGCGGAGCGGTCGGCGGCGGAGTGGCCTACTGGCTCACCGCCGACCACTACCGACCTGTCGTCGAGAAGCTGCAGGACAAGGTGACGGCCTCGGCCAGCACCCTCGCGTCCTGCCGCACCGCCAGCAGCACGCTGGAAGGGCAGGTCGGCCAGCAGAACTTGGCTCTGGCGGATCTCCGGAAGGCCGCCGAGGAACGAGCCAAGAAGGCGGAGCCGATCCAGGAGCAGGCCGCGAAGGCAGCCGCCGGCGATTACCAGGCCGCCAATCGCCTGCAGCAGGAGCGCACTGGCGGCGACCCGGCGACGGCCGCCGCGGCCATCATCGACAAGGAGCTGGGGCTATGAGGTGGATCATGGTGGGGGTGCTGGTCTCGCTGGCGGGGTGCGGCGCCCAGCCCGTTGTCGAGCCCGAGCCGCGCGTGGTGCGCGTCGAGGTGCCAGTCCAGGTGCCGTGCCGGGTGAAGACGCCGGTGGTACCGGCCTGGGCGGCGGATGGACTGCGGAGAGAGGACAGCCTAGAGGTGAAGGTGCGTGCGCTGCTGGCTGAGCGACGGCAGCGAATCGGGTACGAGAGAGAGGTGGTAGCGGCTGCGCAGGCATGCCAATAATTGAGGACGTCCGATAGCGAGCGACTAATCATGAGGCTTTACACAGTAGATCGGCTTGGAACTCTTCAGAGCGGCATGTCATGTGAACTTGTTAAGCATGATGACATCGAGCCTCTCGAATTAAGCGAGCTAGTCGACGGCTTATATCCTGATGGGGTGGCCCAACATGGGGAGTTTCATCTGCTGAGGAACGAGAAATCAGCTATCCACATGGATGGTAAGACTGAGGCGCTATTTGAATGGGTAAGGCAGGCTCGCTTCCCTGCTCGCCGATCCAGATATCAATGCATGTATGGCACGGAAACGATAGAGGGTGCTCAAGCCTTCATGCGCAGAACCGGCTTCGATGGCTGCGCTGTGTATGCGATTGAGACAGAGAGCGCTTTTAGGGCAGACATGAATTTGTTGGATGCCAGGATGACTGCTCTGGTGCTGACTTACTTCGCCAACCTCTACTGGAGTGGATCACCGCATCCGCAAGCTGAGCCGTTCTGGGAGTGGCTTATTCCGTGCCCTGTCGTCATAGGTGAGCGAGTGGCGTAAAGCTGCTAGGTCAGCTGCAGGCAAGTGGCACCACTTTTTGCCCGTCCCATCGACCGGCCAGCACCATCTCGTAGAACCGGCCATCGATCTCGGCGGCGGTCGGCGTCACGAACACACCCAGGACCTCCTCCTGGCGCATGTCCACCAGGTGGATGCGTCCCTCGCCGCGACGACTGAACTGGCCGACTGGCAGGCGCCCGAGCTCTGGCCTGACGAAGCTGGGGCCGCCTGAGGTCGCCCACACCTCGCCAGTCAGCGGGCATTTCAGCTCATAGCTGAGCCTGATGTCCCAACCGCGGGGCCAGGTTGCGTGGATCTCCACCGAGCAGTCGAGCCCAGCGTCAGCCAGCTCGCAGAACTCGACGCAGTCAGGCTGGCTGATGGCCCTGCGCTCCAACAGGGCAAGGGCGGCCGTGGTGCAGAACCGATGCCACATCTCCGGGAAGTTGAGCCGGTCGCGCTCATCGGCGAGATAATCCCGCAGGCCGGTGACGGTGGGGTTGTCTGGGTCGAGAAGCATGGTCGCGTCCTTACTGTTCAGGCATACAGTAATTCCGTCGATCTGGATGTCGAGCAGGTGGTGACGAAAGGAGAGGTTTTCGAGTCGGCAGGACGCCGGGAGAGGTGCAGCGAGCGATACCAATTCTGATACCAAACGCTGCGTTCGGGAGCGCTTTGAGGGGTTCTGAAGCCATCCTAGAAAGCCTAGAACCCCAGCAAAACCAGGGCCTTATGAGCGCAAGCTAACGCCACCTATACTGCATGGTGATGTTAGCGGTGGAGATCAAGGGGGTACCTATCAGGGACTAAAGGCGTCGCGAGAGCTGACGGTATCTATTCGATACCGACGCCGAGCTTGGCTATCTCGCTCGGAGCTGAACCTGTGCCGATCCAGCGAGCGTAGGTGGAAAGAAAAAATCTGGAGGAGGGTTTCCCAGCTGTAGGGCGATGAGGCCGAAGCTCATGCCGGACATTGCGTTCATTGTCGCATAGGTCCGCCAGCGGTGATAAGGCCGCCGTGGGTACCGGAGCGCTGCTCCGACTCCCCTGGGTCGCGCGATCTTCGGACCGCTGGTGATGATGGCCAGTGAACGGCGATCACCCGCACGCTTCTCATGCTGCACCGATGCAGCCATCCCAGGAGCAGATATGTCCGAGCAGACGAAGAGCCGTATAGATGCTGGAGCGCCGCGGGAGCAGTTGCCGCCCACGCTGGAGGAGACCCAGGCCCGCAATGCCGAGCTGCGGATGCAGAAGATGGCGAAGCAACGCCAGCAGGCGCTGGCGGAACGGTCGCTCACCGCTGCCAGGAATGAAAAGCAGGTGCCTTGAGCCTCGGGACCATCGGTCATAGTGGCCACTGAACAGGTACCTCCTTGCGCGTCTCCAATACAGTGAGGCCACTATTGGCCTCACTGCGAGGTGACCCATGATCACAACGACCACTCATTGGCAAAGATTCAGTTCGCCACAGGCTCCCGGAATGATCGCAAGGTCGATGTTCGGGATCGACGTCCAGCTGGCTGGGGAGCAAGGTGGGCAGGCCACAGAGCCCGCTCCGGCTAAGCCACCGGAGCCTGCCGATACGGATGGCGCCGATCCTGACGAGCCCTCGACGCCGGTGCCTGGCGAAAGCGACGACCAGGAACCAGCGCCTCGGTAATCCCCCTGAGTCCCGACAGAGCCCAGCCGACGTGCTCGGCTCTGTCACGGACAGTGGTAGGTAAAGCGCCAATATGAAGAGCCTATCTGTTGAACGCTTTCAGCCGCGGGAGGAGTGCCCTTCTTTGGTTTAGGCTAGATGTCTCTTTTGTTTTGAATAAAAGGAGATTTTTTCTAAAACTTCAGAGCTCTTTGCTGAAGGTGATGCAATCGGCAATATTGGAAAGTAATTATAAGAGGGGATTCAGTTCTGATTGCCCTATTCGCCCTGTATTAAACGAAGCGGCTAAAAGAGTAAAGAATTCGAGTGGGAATTGATGGTGGGTGTAAAGCATGGCTTGAGTAACCACCTGAGGAGGGTAAGTGCCGCTTCGCTATTTGATAACTGGCTTGTCTTGTAGGTCGAGTAAAAAGCGAAACGCACTTTGAACGGTGGTCTGGCGGTCCTGTATCTCTGCGATGCACAGCGTCAGCATGTCCCTGAGCGCTTCTGAGTCAGCGGTTCCGTGGCATTCGTATATCTGTCGCAGTAGCTGGTTGATCGCATCCTGTTCCGCGGCGTATCGCTCCAGCAGCAGGCCATGCTTTCGGTCCTGTTCGTTCAT